ATAGAGAACTACAGCGAACAGGACATCCAACGCATTCAGGATTGGATGAACCGCTACCCCCGCAAGATTCTTGATTACAAATGCTCTGACGATCTTTTTCTTGCCCACCTGAAAACCCTATGACTGTTTGAGGATGTGTGACGGTATGTATTTTTATCTTTTTAGCTTATATCTGTGCTTCATACTGTCAATTTTTCCTGTGGGTTGCTTTATCGTTTTGTATGTTCGGATTTCCGGTTATTTGAAGGCAACAGGTTTTTCTTTTCTTTCGGTACTTCTTAATACGGGACGATATGGTGAGGCTTTGTTGTTTTCAATGCTTGATTCCCGAAAAGGTCAAAAATATATCCTTCCCAATGTGTATTTAAATACATGTTCGGGTACCTTAACCGAAATAGATTTGATCTTAATTACCCACAAGGGCTTATTTGTCTTTGAAAGCAAGAATTACAGTGGGGAAATTTATGGCAGTGATCATAAACTTTATTGGGATGTATATTATAGGCGAAAAAAGTATCAAATTTACAATCCGGTTTTGCAGAATCGCACACATGTTAACGCTTTGCTGTATAAGTTTCCAATGTTAAGGGCTGAGGATGTTTACTCTTTTGTAGTATTTGGGAATCGGAGTGTATTAAAAGTAACATCCAATGAAATCGTTATACATCGAAAAATGCTTTCTTCTGTTTTGGATAGATTAGGGAAGTCTTTACCAGATATTTTTGATTTAGATGAAATGTCTTTTCTGCATGCAAGTTTAAAGCTATGTTCTAATCCCGAAGATTTTGTAAAGAACAGGCACCTTGAATATGTTTCCAGTTTAAAAAAGAAGCATTCTCAATAAAGAGATTGCTTCTTTTTTGGTTAAGTGTACAAATCTTTACGAATGCATTAAAATTTTCGCAATTTCACTTGCAATTCACCGCAAACCACTTGACTTTTTGCTTGGTTTGTGGTATGCAATTTCGGCTTGTGGCCAAATGCCCACTTTTGTTCGCCTTATTTATTTAAATATTAAAACTTTTTATCGCAATTAATAAGAAATAAAAGTGGGCAAGTGGGCTTTTGGGTGATCTTCCGGCACCTAATTTGCGCAAATCGGCCAAAAATGGCCCAAAAACGCCAAAAAAGTGCCGTTTTCAGAAAATGCACCCGATTTTTTCTGCCCACTTTTGTTCCCCGGATTTGACCAAAAGCCCATTTTTTTGGGCTTTGTCCACATGTTACAGTGTGGGCATTTTACGATAAACCCGGTTTTAGCCCGCTTTTTACCCACTTTTTCAAGCAAAATTGGCCAGCAAACTCACCGTCTTTCTCCGTCCGAACAAAAGAAATCATCCGGGCGAGAGGCACAGAAATCGTCTTCATTGCGATGAACACAAAATTTACACCTCACTACCCGCACTACAGTTGGGTATTTTAACCCGTTGATATAGGCGTGCCGAATGTTCTCCTTTCTTGTACACCATTCCAGATTGGAAAGTTTGTTGTTCAACCGGTTGCCGTCTATAAGACTTCCAAGAGCACCAACAACCATTAGAGCTGGAAAAAGTATCTTTAGAATATCCAAAAGCTTAGTCCTCCTCATAGCCAGTAATAACCTCACTATAGGGCAGCTCTTCAATCCAGTCGCAGAATGTACGCCACTCGTCCAGCTTATGGTTCCTCCGGCTCTTATAAATATTGGCCAGAACCTCGTAATTGAGCATCACTGTCCGTTTTTGGTTGTAAGAGGAGGGGAGGAGCTGGATCATCTGCCACCAGTGTTTCTTGTCATTGGTCTCAAGGTATTTATTCCTGTAATAGTTGAGAACGTTAATTGTTAGGTTAAGTAGGTGAATCCCACCGCAACTAATATGAGGGGCTTCATTGATTACGGGTTCATCGACCTCGTTACAAGAATATAGATCATAGTCAATTAAATGATTATAAGAGAAATCCTCCAGCGTAAACTCCTTCTCTGCAATCTTGTGCATGGTAGAACAGGAATTAGCCACTGTTCCCACCTTATAGGTATCAAATTCTTTCCACCAGTACAGCGGAGCAGTAATATCAAGATAAACTACAATCATCCGCATGAATTTTCGATGGTCAGTTCCGGCATTGCGAAGACGTTTCATAAGATTTAAATCGTTTAATCCAAGCACAAAGCCCCCATTCATGTCGGGTTGGTTTTGACAATCAATATCAATGCATTCATCGCAATTCCCGTAGCAATTTAGAATATAACTATCGCTCTTTTCCCAAGAATTCATAGGATTGCGCATTCCACGAATGGCGTGCTCCCAGCCCATAACTTCAAAATTACTGATTTTCAGCATAATCATTCTCCTTTTCTACATACACGCTAAATTCCTTATTAAAGTTTTTGGCATGGTCAATATCAGTTGTATGATTACATTCATTTGAACAAGTCTCGCACTGTCCGCCATCGCAAAGATATAAAATCTTCTTTGGTGATTTATCGTCATACCAGAAATTCCGATCATCAATGTACATGTTCGCAAATATTTTTCGTGTGTCGCTGCCGAAGCGTTCGATGATATGAGGAAGATTCTCATTGACTGTATCAAACTCGAGTCCATGTTCTGAGCACCAGTTCACAGCTCTATCAAGCATTTCTCCAATGCGACAGGTCCACAGAATAATCTTAGCGCCAACTGTTTTTTGCATCATAATGAGATAACCGATAAGCTCAGTATTTGGCTCTCCGATTTCCGGCCACTTGTTTTCGCAAAGGGTACCGTCGAAGTCAACGGCTATGATTTGCTTATGCATCATTTGCCCTCCTTTATGTATTTGTCGATGACTTTCTTAACCTGACTGGTAGAGCCAAACATTTTCTTAGCTACAGCGGCGCAGAAACCAATATAACCATCATATGTATCGTCCTTACTACAAGAAACAATGGTTTTACTGCCATCCGACCAAATTACAATTGTTTTGGGTCCAATAAAAATGATTTTTCTAATAGCGTCGTCTCTAATCGCATTTGTTGGAATCACGGCCAGACTTTCTTCTCTAAACCAGAAAACACCAAACTCACTTTCTGGATTTTTGCATCCGTCGATTTTTACTCCAACTTTATTGTGATAATATTTTTGAACGATTCCTTGGGTTCCGATAAAACGGTTTCTATAGTCATCACAAGGAAGAATTGCCACTTTTGTTCCAATAGTAATCATTGTTTTTTTCTCCTTTTGGTTGTCAGTATCACAAAATCCACAGAATAAGTTTCACAGTCAAAGCGACTAAAATAGCTGCAACACAAAGCCCAATCACAAACGCCAAAGCCTGTCCGACTTTATATCCAAAGCTGTTTTTGTTATTGTTTTCCATGATTAACCTCCAAACTGAAGACCGAGATGAGAATACAACTCTTTACAAAGCTGCTTCTCAATCTCGTCCTTATACACTTTGACAACTTTACCGTCAATAATCGTATTTACAGTCTCTCGAAGAATCGGTTGAGTCAATTCAGAAGCAGACGACGCACCTGCTTCAGCTACAATCGGCTCCGGCAAATATCCGAGTGCTTCCATTCGTTTGTTTTTACAATTATCTTTGAACGGGCATTTTCGACATTGCTCCGCTAGTCTTGACAGCCCCATCGTTGCCGCCTCCTTTCTTGACTGTAATCAGCTTTTCATAAATATCAAAAGCTTCCTTGCCCTGAAAAGCGTTAATGATTGTGACTTCTCCGTTCTTTTGACGGCCGACAATCAGCACTCCGTCGTCTCGTTTGGAGAAATCAACGCCAATAATCAGGCTTTCATTGATTTTCGGATTTTTCATCAAGATTCACCTGCTTTCTCAAATATCGAACTAGGTTTTCGCATAATTTGCGATGTTCACAGCGAACAAGAGTATCTGTCATTTCAATAATATCGAAACCATCGAATTCCTTCACGTCAGCCGTAAAATTGGCGCATCCATGACAGTATTCTTGGACATCCAGTTTAATCATTACCATCCTCCTGACTAAGCAGCTCTTTTGGAATAACTGTTTACATACTTAGTTTCATTGAAATTCCGTTTCTCACTCAAAGCTCGACTAATTGCCAAATCGATAGCGGATCTTGATTTTAAGTGATAGTAGTACAGTTCTTTGAAAGGCGTATTTAGCCTATCAGTTCTTCCGGCAGACTGCTTCATAATTTTGTAAGAGTAATTTTGCGAGTAGAACACGATGGTGTCAGTGCTTATGCAGTTCCATCCTTCGGCTCCGGCCGTATACTGCACCAGATAGACCCAACTATCGGAAGTAGGGATTGGCTGATGCTTATGACCATTCCATTCCGCAACCTCGACATTATCCCCATAATAAAGATTCTTGAGAATATCAAGTTCATAGTCGAAGTTATAGAAAACGATTATTTTTGGATGTTTCTCGAATAGCTCCATCAAAGCAACTTGTCTGGAATCATCCGAATTCACGATTCTGCGCAACACATAGCACAACTCGCCGGCATTCGTAATCGGTTCGTTTTTATAAGGGTTCCATCGAAGCTTTGAAGCGTCCTTATACTTGGCGACATCGTACTTCACGCAAATATCTTCGTGGTGTGAGATAGTTTCCCGTTTGAAATCCATCTCCATGAGAATTCGATTGCGAAGACGTATCAAACGCCCGACGCCTAAATACCGATCCACCTTCGGATACTTGCCGTTTACCCAGGTCATGACCATGTGCTCTTCTTTGAAAGCTGTTCTGTTTTTATAGAACCCATTGGCTACAAACACTGGAATATAATCCTCCCAGGTATCTCCTGGTGTGGCGGAAAGTAGAATCCACTCATTAAGCTTGGCTATCTTCAGAAACGCCTTTACCCAAGCTCCGGAACCCACGACCCTCTGTTCATCAAATATAAAAAAGGCGTCCGTTACCGTTGCATACTTTCCGATGTTGTTCCACGAATCGACTACCACTTTATTGGAATATGAACTTGCTTCTGGATGAGTAGAAAGAAGGAAGGGCGAAAGCTCACCCTCCCATTCCTTCGTATCCCTTTTTCTTGCCGTTGTGATGATGTACAAGTCTTTAGGGCTTTTCATCTTCACGTATTTTTTTGTTCCGAGTTCGCCTCCGTTTTGTTTGTAGTAATAGGCTAACGCGGTTCTGGACTTACCGCTTCCAACGCCGCCGCACAGAATGCAGCCGTTTTTCATCCTGTCAACGGCGTCTAGTTGATAATCTCTTAAAGATATACCGGCCATTACAAACTCCTAAGAAGTCGCCGCATTGACCATATATCGGAAAAATACATCATGGTGAACCAATAGTTGTCCAGAGAATCATTTTCAGTCATTGGTTCGGTCAGTGAATTTCCGACTTTGATGTAAGCGGCAACGCCGAGGAGAGATAGCTGAATATAACACATCAGAGCCACCACCATGTCGATATCCTGAGCAGCCACCAAAATATGATTCTGGTAATTCAGGTTGGCTTTTTCCAGCCTTTTTCTAGCTGCATGAATACCGGCAATCAAAGTAGCTCCAGCACCGCAGCAAGGGTCGTTCAGGGTGATGTACCCGTCTTTCTTGACCTTTTCAACAACATCTTCCATGGTGATTTCCGCCATCAGCTCGCAAACATGGTAAGGTGTAAAAATCTGCTCATGTTCTTTGCTGTTAAGGCCAAGTTCGGTGTAAATACTTCCTAAAAAGTCCTGCTCTTGATTTTCTTCCAAAGCCACCACCGTATATGCAGCAAGTTCGGAAAACAATGGCTGCTCCTGTTTGTTGTATCTTTTGATAGTCCGCAAATATAACGCCTCTCTCTCGTCGAAGTGGTCTTTATCCACCGGATTCGATAAAGCGCAAGCGAACATAATAATGAAGTCGCTCCATACATCCCAAGAGCGATGCCGGTAGGTTAGCTGTCTGAACACTCGCAGAAATTCTTTTCGAGCGTCTAAATGCTTTTCCGAATTCTTACCGGCGGGCTTTTTTCGGTTAGGCTTTTCCGAAACCTCAGAAACACCTTTTTTTAATCCTTCGGCTACACTCTCTCCATATTTCAGATTGTCAGCGATATGCTTCGGAATTTGTTTTTTAACCGGTTGTTTTCGTTTAGGTTTTTTCTTTTTCCAAAACAATTGATTTCGCCTCCTTTATGCTGTTTGTTTTTCTCCCTTCGGTAATTGATGGAACGGGGCTGTTTCCTCTTACCCTCATAGACACACGTATCTAGTCAAGACCTTACTGGACATTTAACCGGACATGCACTAAGCCAGCACCCCTATTTCACTTAATTAAAACGGAATATCTTCGTCATTCTGAGGATTGAAATTTATATCATCATCCTCGTCATGCAACTGCCGACCTCTTATTGCGTACTTAGCAAGAATTGGATCATCCTCAGTACGTTGAAAAACTTCCAGAGTTTTAATATAAAGTGATTTACCACGATCACTTTCGTATTTGTTCAGCACGACATTGACCTTATCAATCCAAATATAGTCAATGCATTTAACAGATTCTTCGTCCAATTCGGTCATGTTGTCTTCAACAATCAGTAGAACCTTAGGCGGCCATTTTTTAGGCTCACCATTTCGGTCTCGATAAGCTAGTTTGATAACGACATAGTAAGTAGGAATAAATTCCTCTTCTTCACCCTCTTTAGGTTTGGTCATTTTCACATTAAAGCCTTCGTCGATAAGTTGACGAGCTATGTTAATATCTGGAATAACTAAATTTGCTTTTCGTTCGGCACTACCGTATTTATCACGTTCAGGATCTCCAGAGAAATTTGTGCTGAAAATGAATCGGGTATCTTCGATAAATACATGATTGTTTCTCATAATAATACTTTCTCCTTTTTTTTTTAATTTTCGTGTTTTTCACATGGGAACGGACACGATCTGCACTCTTCATCGGTACAGTCGCAAGAAGTGTTGCTAAAGTCGGATTTAACCAATACAAATATCACAAGGGCAATCAACAATAATACCGGCAAATATATCACCTCACATCAAATGGCGTTGACTCTTCTTCATGTGGTTCTCCGGCTCCGAACCATGGGGGAGTGTTGTCGGAAACAAACGGCTCGGCAGCAACAAACCTTTCGAAATCCCCATAGGAAGACAGAGATTTAACAGCCTCGTCCACAAGATTGTTGTAATAAGTACGATCGATGTCATTTTCCTTGCCAAGTTCCCGAACCATCTCAGACTCCAGCCATCTGAAACCTTTTGAGCCTGTCGCGGCCGCATATCCTTTTTCTCCGGTTTTCTTATTCTCTGTTTCACGAAGCAGGATACCGCCTCCGCATCCGGGTTTGATAGGGCAGAACTGACCGACTTTACCAATGAAATGATAGTTGTGGCCTTTAGCGATTTCTTTAACCAACGGATCTAGCTCGGCATCTCCACTGTTACCACTGAGATCCATCGTAACGCCAAATTCTTTTGCTCTTTTCACAATGCGTTCCAGCTCTTTTTCAAGTTCGCTTACATCCGGCAATCCTTCGTTCATATCGAGGTACAGCGCGGAAGTTACTGACTTGGTCTCGCACATATCTTCGAATTCAATCGGCTCCTTGCTGAACAGTTTCTTAAAGACATAAGGAACCTGGAACTGGGTACCAGTTGCGGTCCATTCCCCGGCGTGCTTACCGTCCTTATACTTCGCAATATAGACAGCGTCGTTCACAAGACACATGCGGTCGTATGTAGCCTCGTGTTCAAAGTTGTAGCCATACTGCTTTCCGTAATCCATAACGAACTGAATGATTTCCGGAGTCGCGTCCGGAATCTTAATGGAGTCCGTCTTAATATGGGCAACAATAAAGCCCCGTCTCTGGACCTCGTGTTTGAGGTTTACCATAAACAGGGCGCCGCGTTTAGCCACAATATTATCTTTGTTACGATTGTCTCGGAACGGATGGTCAAAGCTTGCTGAAGTAAGACCATATACAGAGTTGATTGCGATTTTCAGAGCCTGAGCCAGATCAGCCGCAGCAGCTTCATCCGTCAGATACTTTGCTAATGCGCCGTTCAACATCTTTTTCGCCTTGTCGAACTCCTTATGCTTAATCGCAATTCTGGCCTGAAGAATATCATTGAATCTCTTCGTATACTCAGGACCAAAGAGTTCTTCTGCTACAATGCTACTCGGATGCATGGATGCAATATCCAACAGAGCGATGTTGCTGTACATTCCCGGTTCAGCATAGACATAACCGCCTTCACCGACTTCTTCGCCGCGATAAATGGACTTACCGCCCTCGAAAGTGTAGCCAGGGAACACCGGCTTTCCGTCTTTATTAAACAGGGTAAAGTTTTCGTCCCCTAATCGGTCGTACAAAACCATATCTTCTGTAATAGTCCATGGTTCGCAATCGGGGGTCACATCACCCATAAAACGGTAGCTGAATTGATCCTGCGGTTTTCGGTTGTTGCCAAATATAATCTTGGTGGTCAGAGAATTGGTCGTGTCATTGACCGTCATTCCGGCCACGTCCGCCAGAATCTGCCGAGCTGTAAAGTCAGCTTTTCTCGCATTGAAAACAGCTTCGGTAGAAATAACATCGTTGTCGCAGTATTCGGCGACTTTCGTCCACATCTCTTCCGGAACAGGTTGGTCCCACGGAAGCCCAAGTTCCTGATGGTGGATACCCAATTCAATTTCCCATTTCTTCAAAGATTGTTTCTTTGAGCAGAAATCGTAAACGTCCGTATAAGAAACGTTATAGGCTTCACCAAAGAAGCAGTTGGCGCTCCCATTGATGATTCTGTTGGAAAGCGAGAATAGCTGCTCGTTCGTATAACCCATTAGCCTGGCATAGAGAATGTGATTGTCGTATCTGCGGCAGTTAAAACCAACCAGACGAAACCGCATTAGCTCCTCAATTTCAGCCGACGTAGGGTTAATCATACGGACAACCGGCTTTCCTTCACCTTCAATTTTCCAGTTGACCAGGAACAGGTTCGGAAACACCTCAACATCATAAAACACAAGTTTAGCGTCATCGTTTTTTGTTCCGGAAGACTTGTCGGCAGATTTGAACTGCATCTTATTGACCAACTTGATACAGTAATCCGCCTGATGCGTGCTGCTTGCGGCGAAGGCCAGCACAGCGTTCCGCATATCTGTAACATCATAATGAAGATCGCTTGCGTAAGCGTCCTCAAGAATTTTATAGATGAAGTCGATACTGGGTTTAGTTGCCGGATGGTATTCCTTGTTCAGATTCCGTTTGATTTGCGTTCTAAGACCTTTCTCGCTCTTCACCCCTTCAAAATTTATCACTTGCTTTTCTCCTTTCAGTGGCAAACCAGAATTGATGGTTGCGATGGGCAGGTTATTGCACTTTGTCAATTTCCGGCGCAGAGAGCTTTTGCCGTTGAAAACCTTAACTTCGATGTGGTCGTCATAGATTCTGCTCAGCTTTGCCGGATCTTCCGCATAAATATAATGCAGATGAATGCCTTGCCCGCTTTTGCTCAGTTCTGCATAAGTGGGCGGCCATTTGCTCGCCTCCTTCAGATTCAGTTCAAAAGACTTGTTTCCATCCTTATCCGGAATATCAAAGTCGATAACAATATGATTTTCCGGAACTTTGACATAGTGGAGTTTCGACGTATCAATACTGCTCAGCTTCGTTTTTACTTTCTCCCATTTGGATGTGGGGATTTCTGATGAAGTCGCATACTGAGCAGGACAGTCCGCGCACTCTTTGTCGAAAACAGACGGCTGCGCTTTGAATTCAATGAGCTTCTGTTCCGGCTCCTCCTTTTCCGAAATCGTCTGCTCTTCAAATTTCTCCGTCCGAAAACCGATATAATAGCTTCGGACACGAGTGCCATCGTCCAGATTGAACCGCTCTTTGTAATCGCGGAAATAGTTTTTCAGTTCTTCTTTAAAAATCCTCTGAGAAAACGGAAACGGCACCTTTGCCTCATCACAGTACGTTTTGTACATTTCCCAAGAGGCTTTCAGTGTCGTTCCGTCTTCCTTCTTAAACACGTGGTAAGAATCAATGATGAAGTTGTAGAAATCATTGGATGCGCCAAGCATCGCGACCGGAATATAATCATCGTACATGCCTGGATTTGCCAGATATACATTTTGGCAGTGGTATGCGATAGCGCCAAGTTCAAACTCAATTTGTTTCATTACCGTTTTGTATTCCTTCGGGCTCAATTTATCGCCGGATGGAGACACATCAATCAATCGTCGAATCAAACCCGATTTTGCGTCAGTTATTTTCACCGGCTTATTCGTGCCCATAAACAGAAAACATTTAAAACGGTTTGCGTAAGTAGACTTGAACTTTTCATTTACCGTCATCAACTCATGGGAAACAAGGCTGTTCAGCCTGGTATTATCCTCAATGCGCGATAAATCCCCATCGTGCTGAATAGCAACAAGCGGATTGCTCTTGAACGCCTCCAAAGCAAACGAATTGCTTGAGGAACCCAGCGCTTTTGCGTCGAACACGGAATAGTACCCGTCAAAGAGCTGCTGAATGATGTTGAGAACCGTGGATTTACCGGTTCCTGCGGCGCCATACAAAACCATAAATTTCTGCAACTTTTTAGAATCCCCGCAGACTATGGAACCGATTGCCCATTCGATTTTTTCTCTCTCCGTTTCAGAGTAGAGAGTGGACATCAGCTTGTCATAGGCATTGATGGTTCCTTCTTCCAGGGGATACTTCAGCTTTTTGCTTGCGTAATCTTTTTTGTTCGTAGGCGTATTTGAAAATATCAGTTTTTCATCCAGCATGTGGAACGAATCTCTCATTTGTTTCTGACAGTATTTGTGCCACGAATCGATCATTCCAGATTCAGAGTCCCACATGTGCAGGACTTTAACACTTGAATCAAAATTCTTGCGATTCTCTTCTGCATACCGATCGAGTTCCCGGTCGATAAGCTGCAAAGCATCCTGCTCGTCCGTAGACCATAAACCCCGGTCTTCCAGCCATATGGCATAGAAGTCGCCGCCTCTAATCATAAGATCAGAGCTTTTCTTAATGATAAACTTCGGGTAGATTTCTATTACACCACGCTTCGTACTACGTGTTGAAATCATTAAAAAGTCGATCATCGAGGTTCTTTAGTCTCCTTCCGTCTGCTTTAGCTCCTTAATTTCAGTTTTCAGAGCCTCGATTTGGCAACGCATATTGCGAATCTCAAACTCTTTGACAATCAGGTGCGCCGTTACGACCGTTACCCAAAACGTAACATTGTGGTTAAACGACTGCTGCTTCCTGATGGATTTCCCGATTGCCCGGAACATCGTTTCCGAATTCCGAAGGCTTCCGAAAATATAACGGGCCATTTCATCCATGAACTTTTCCTCCTTTCATTCCTGCGAGAAACTGGTCGATAGTTTCAAACCGCCAAGTTTTTTCTCCGTTAAACGAAAATATAAATTCCTTGCCGTCTTTTTGCCGCACGCGGATACTGTTTTTCCCGTTCGGAAAATAGGTTTCAACCTTTTCGGCAAACGCCGGCATATGTTCTTGAAAACACTCAAACACTTTGCTGTGAACCATAGCAGAATTCCTTTCTTTACAGGATGCTGTCCAAATACCAATTCATCTGATACCAAATCTCAACCGATCTCATATCGTACTTGCAGTGCTCAATCGTGAATAGGCCGCCTTCACCGTCCCGTTTGTATTTACGGTACATAAAGCGAAATATAACATAGTCCGTATACCTCGGATCGAATCTGGAATCGCTCATGGAACCCAAACCAAGATTTACAATCATGTTCCAAAACCATTGGCCCATTCGATTGCCAACGTCAGGATTGTTCATAATGTTTTCTTCACAACGAAACGCCAAAGCAATCAGCATCTCCAGCACACTACAAGGCCGATTGTCCAGAAAAGAGGCAATCATAGGACGCTCGTATGATTTTTCATATCCAAAACGGTAACGGAGGTCTATCCCGTCTTCAGCCCTGTTGCCATCCATTGGAATCACATATTGGAAATCAATATTGTGAAGATGCCTCAGCAGCTTTTTATAGGATAGACCCCTAGAATACCGTTCATTGCATACGAGCTGACACATCCATTCAAAATATTCGTTGTTCAGCTCTTTCTCTGTCATTTAATCCTCCATCTGACCGGGGTATCTGCCTGTGACATCCGAGTAGGAACGATTATCCTTCAGAATCTCATAATCACATTTCAGTCTGTCGTTACGGACAAACACAGAATCGTCCTCATACTCGCCGAAATGAGCTGCAAAATCAGCGCCCACGGTCTCATCAATATCATCGACAATCTCGTCGTTTTCATCCGCCAGAACCTCGTCCGAATAATAAGTCAGACTGAGCTTGGTATATTCGTCGAAATCGCCGAATTCCTCTGGCGAGATAATATAAGGCTTTTCAACCATATTTACCTTCTCCTCTTTCGCGTTTTTATTGTTTGTCGAGGCATAATTCGTATAGCCTTCCTCCGCGAGCTTAGCCGCATAGTTAATTAGATCCGGTTTCAATTTAGCCTGGTCTGCCTTGATTTTGTTGTCTTTGTCAAGGTTCTCGTTTTCCTCTTTTCGAATCACCGTTTCCGGCTTCTTTTCAGCAAAGACCGCTTTCACCGAATCGATTTCCTCCTGGGCAATTTGCTCGTATCGCTTTTTAAGGCAAAGCCATGTTGCGGCCGACCCGATAGTCAGACCGGCCATAAACATAGCGAAGTTAATCTTGCTCATAGTAATCCTCCTCGTTTTTTATCGTAACAACAGTTACGGCGAGACCTCCGAACAGCAATGCAGCGCTTAGGAGAATCCCGCCGGTAATATGTCTTTTCCGCTTGCTGTCCAATATAGAGTCAAGCAGATTTATGAAATCATCGAGCATATCCACGTTTGATTACTCCCTTCCACCGGATAAAATGGCAATACCGCCGATTAAGCACAAACCGGCCATGGTAGAAAACACATAAGAAAATAATGCTTTCATGATAAACGCTCCTTTCAATCATAGCTTGAAAAATAATGGCGGCATTCCTGGAACATCGGAACACCGTAATTGCTGTATCCGCCTGCGGTGAAAAACACGCATTCGTAATTCGTCCGTTCCAGCAGCTCTTCCTTTACAAGCTCTACAAGTTCTTCTTTCACATAACAGCGGTCGACTCTCCCATTCCACATAGATGTGAACTGATTCGGCTGAAATATAACATCAGTTACATTATCCGGAAAGTGCGAATCGTCGACTCGGTTTAAAATCGTGTCAATTACCAGCCTCTGTCCGAGCTCCGTTTCACCTTCTGCTTCCGCCATTGTTACCAGCGCGATAAGTTCAATTTCTTCCTGCGAAATAGGGTACGGCCACTCTTCCTCAATCTGTTCCGGTTCCTCGGCAGGCGGCGAAGGTTCCGGCACGGTTTCAACAGGGGATATAGATACCGTCGAAGACTCATCGTTATATGTATCCTCGACGGGTTTCTCTTTTACCGGGGCTGCGGCTATCCTCGCTATAATAATGAAGCAAAGGATAAGGCTCAGAAGAAACACCGCGCCCTTTAGTATAGTTCGCATTTTTTAAACTCCTCTCTTATAAAGCGACCACCTCCAGTATCGATCTGAAAGCGTTAAAGTTACATCTTCTCCCAAATATTTCCCTCTACGTTGAAATCGAGCAAAAAAACCGGCTCGTGTCTGCCGTCTTCAGTTTCTCGCTCGACTTCTACAATTCGGAAATTGACATATCCGTCCGGACCATCGGCGGTCCAGCCTACAATCTGACCGGCAGGTGTACGAGGGAGATCCAGATCGTCCAGAACTTCGTTCAAGAACAGATGCCCACGGGTCTGAAGTTTATCGTTGGCAAACGCCTGCTGCGCCTTCAGGAACATGCGGTTGTAATCCTGATTGGTCTCGTAATTGCGGCTCTTCGAGTCAAAGTAAACGGCATAATCGCTCTGAAGATTTGGGTCAACCACTTGGACTGTTTTCTTTACCTTCTTTTCCTTTCCAGTTTCAGGATCAACCTCAACCTCTTCAAACTTCTTCGCTTTGATGTTGTACTTCAGTTCCTGGTCTACCTGCTCGCCAAATCGCTCAACCACCCGGCTGCGGTACTCTTTAAAACTCTTATCGATAGCCGCATAAGCCGCGCCAAGCGCTACGTTTCTCTTGCGAAGAATGTTGTTGGACGCAAGGATACTGGTAATGGACAGAGTCCCGAGAATAACGGCAGGAGCATACAGCTTGGCGAACTTAATGCCAGTCTGCACATAAATGATGGTGAGGTCCTTCTTGGAATCCTCAGCGGAATAAGATTCGCCAGCTTCTGTAACGCCGGTTTCCGTTGCGGTATGGACCTTATCGATATCGTTCTTGGTATCCTCCACAATCTTGTTTACTTTGGTCGTAGCTTTGCAAGCGATAATGGCGCTCACAACCGTCCCCGCGATTCCGGCCACTACGAGAATCTCAGGGCTATGCTTTCTGACCTTCATCATGGTCTTATTCATAGCGCCGCTGACGCTCTTTACAATTTCGGTCTTATTTTTCATAGTTTTCATTCTCCTTTTCGAGTTTTCTGAGATGGTCGATAAGATGCTGTGTATACCACATAATCTTTTCGAGGTCCTGAATGCCGTTTTTCTGTTTCCAACGGCAGGCATATTTGATGATGTTGCCGGTATCGGTTGCTTCGATGCCTTTAAGGTCAAAAGTAAAAGCCTCTATTACATCAATAACTTCCAAACCGGTTTCAGATTGATAATGTGCCGGATGTGACACCATTTTGTCAGGAGATTCGTACATTACTCTTCGTCCTCCTCACAGGTTTCACAGTAAGGGATATAGGTTCTCTTTCGTTCCTGAACCGCAATCTGACAGCCGCAGGAAGGGCAGTCAAAAGTGTCGTACAGTTTTTCCTAGGATTCCGAGCCAAAGGCTGCTGCTAACCCGCTTTTCCCGTTGTCACGGGAAATATAATGACGCTCCTCAATAGCGTTGAATTTGCATCCGCAGATTTTACACTCAAGCATATTTTTTCTCCTTTCAGTTCAATGGGATAGCTCTTGGAAGTTTCAAAATATAACCGTCCCGAACCCTTACAGCAGTTGCTCCGGCAATATTTGTCCAGCCGTAACGATTCATTGTGTAGTTGTCGTTCGCAACATTAGCCAAATCATAAAAATCCGACACGCTTACCATACCGTACTGGCTGATAATATCATTCATGGAATCCAGCACTGCTTCCGCATCCCCGCGAGTGTCGAACAAAATATCATCGTAGTCAAAACTTGTCCGTCTGATAGCGGAGCCGGCGCGGGTGCGTTCGCTTTCCCGTTCGTAATAATTCCGATACGATACCTTGGATGCTGAACCGTTTTTCCTTGTTCTTCCTGCCTCACCGTAAAGAATCATATCGATTCCGGTAGTAACGATATCAGAAATAGCCTTTTTGATTGCCGGCACAATGACTTCCAGCAAAATATAAGACTTTACATTGTTGGCGTCCTCGGCAATGAAAACATCGGCGAATTTCTGCATTTCACCCTTTTTCCGGGTTTTCGCTTTTCCGCTTATGACTGCCTCCACTTTTTTCTCAGACTGCTCTTGACGAGACTTATCTGAATTGGTTTTGTATTCCTCCACTTAGGTTTCTCCTTTCTTAAGCCGGGATCAATTTGCCAGGCAGAGTGATTTTGGTATTCGGCGTCATGCCATTCTCTTTTTTATACCGATAAGCAAGATTGCTCTTGGCTTTCGCTTCCGACGGGGCGTAGGTGGACGCTTTCCAGCGATTTTGTACGCAGTTTTCAAACCGCATGACTGGTCCGTCGTAGTAATACGCTTTCATTCTCGTACCCTCCTTTTTGGTAAAAAGAAAAAAGGGAAAGCACATTGTTTAAGGCACTCTCCCTTGTCCGAATTTCACAGATTCAAATTTCAGTTTTCTTCTGTAGAAACGTCTGCTTCGTCAACAATGATTGTCTTCTCCTCAGCAGCCATCTTTTTCAGCTCGATCTGGGTTTTGATATTCGCAATCACCGGTTTTGCTACGTATTTATAGACCACAAAGCCTACAATTACGCTCAAACCAATGCCTGCTGCAATCTTGATACCCTTGCTCATACCTGTGTTTTCAATGACTTCCTCGGTAGTTTCGATAACCTCGTTGTTCATAATCGCATTATTTTCCATTTTATGTTCTCCTTTCAAATTCTGAAAATGTGGAACTTCTTCCATTAAAGCAATTGTAATTTTCGCGCGGTTTTCTCAGTGATGTTGTTATCGGGAGTGATAATCGTAAACCGGCGCAACCCGATAATCAATAACCAGGCAAGGGGTGCCGTTCGCGTCAAGATGGGAACTAAAATCAAGTTCGATATATCCCTTTTCGATGCTCCAACCCAGATCGTCTCCCAATTTCGTCCCGTCTAATCCGAGCGCATAGTAAAACTCGTTGAGCGTTACATACATGTCATCCCGCATTTGCCAGTTCAATTCATTTACGGCTCGGTTGATGGTATCTCTGTCCGACTTAAAATATCTTCCCGAGATAGCGTCATAACAGATGGTATTTCCGCCTTTTTCAGTCAGAATCACTTCCCGAACAGGATTCTTCACGATTTTTTCTTTCGCCATCGACTCCCGTATCGTCTGCTCCTTCTTATCGCCAATCGCCTCTACGACCTTTTCCTGATATTCTCTTAAAGTTGATTCAGAAAGTGTGTAAGCGGTTGCAAGCGCTGCGTTCCGACGCAGATTTGTCGAGCTGGCGCCAATAAGACAGAAAATGGAAACCGAGCCAACGATTGCGGCCGGAATATAACAAGGCCATGCTGTCTTTACGATTTCCTTTCCGCTTAACTGGTCTGTTTCAAGTTCGTCTTTTTTCTCCTCGATAAGAATCAGTGCTTTTGGCGTTGCCCTCACCGCCATGACTGTAGTTGTAATCATTCCAGCAATGCCGATACCTGTAAGTATCTCTGGACTATGCTTTTTCATCGCCGTCCGTACACTCTTGGCAATGCTGGATAAACTGTATTTTCCCATTTGAGTTCTCCTTTCTTATTCAGAAACTAAGTCATCTAAAAGTTTATCGACTCTGCTTTTTATTTCGTTTTTGCATTCATCAGACTGAAGATATTTCTCCATCGATTTTAAGATGCATTTTTTAGAGACAACAAATCCGCCGGCTAATCCTGCAAATACTCCAATACCGAAAACAACACACAACTTACTCTTCATGTTTTTCTCCTTTCGTTTAAACAAATAACAAAATCAATTCTTCGGCTGTTTCAACCGCTGTCTGAAATATCAAACTGCGATGCTCGTCCTCGCCGTAACAAGCATACATAGCCATTTCGCAGATAAAACTTTCGATAATACAGATAGGCATTTCAAAGGGCTTATCCATAATTCGATTGATGATTTCATAAGCGGCCCATTGTGAATACGAACGTTTTTCAAATTCGTTTTTAGGCCACGAAAATGATGGACTAAATAAATATCGATCTACATATTCCTTGATAATCGAAACAGCCGTCTCCGAATCGCACACGATGCCTCACCGGGTAAAGAAAAAAGAGCCCCTGTTAGGACTCTTCCTCTTCGTCATTAAGTGCGGCGAGCTTTTCGTTAATGCGTTCATCGATTTTCTCTTCCATTTTCTTTTCGTTCACCCAGTCGGTTAGCAGTGTTGCACCCATACCTACTGCGGTGGCGACAAGACCAAGAATTTTTACCATTTTAGCGTTAATCATAAAGCGCTACCTCCTTTTCATAATACGACTTGTAAATTTTGCGGATTTAAAGATCTTCCATCCATTCAGCGGTCGGTTCGAAGACCATGTCAATGACGAAGATTTCCATCCCGTCTTCCAGCGTTAATTTATGGTGGTTGAAATCAATCCAGTAAATATCACCATTGCAGGACGACCAGCCTACGGTTTCTCCCAATTCGGTTTTTTCAAGCCCAAGGAACTCATAGAAGTCGTTTAATAGAATTACACCTTGAAACATAAAATTACGGTTCAAATGGTATTCCGCCTCTATGACCTTGGCGATGGTTGTCTCAAAATACCTCTGAGAAAAGCTGTCGTAGAAAGTACGAACTATCTCGGGTTCCATGCCTTCGCCAAAGTCGAGACTTGAATTGCTGATGAAACTTGGCGACGAAATATAAACGTCCTTACACTTTTCACTCACTATGGAATCCACAATCGCATTGTGCGCCTCTTCTCCGTAAAGCTCTTTCAGTTTATCCTTATATTCCTTATAGGACTGGTTGATAAGAGCGTAGGCGCTTGTCAGGGCAACCTGTTTTCTGCTATTAAGCGCGTTGGCTCCCATAATACAGGCTATCGTGGAAAGGCCAAAAGCAGCAGTTGGAATATAATATTTCCACGCTGACATAAACGCCTCTTTTCTGGTGTAGGCGTATGGATCTCCATCGTGATTTTTTCTGCTGTCCGCTTTGACAAGTTCTACAGCTTTTGGAGTAGCTTTAACAGCCATAACGACAGTTACGATTACTCCTACGGACGCTACGCACGATAAAGCAACAGGAGAATACTTTTTCAAATATAGTCCCGACTTGTGCAGCGCCTTTTGAATAACAGGGGTTTTGTTCATGTTTTTCTCCTTTCTTTTAGATTGGTATAATTGCTAACGGATTAAGAACGACGATAGAATCGCAATCCCATCCATACAAACCGAAATACATGTCATCAGCTTTTTGCTCACTATATTCGTCCCCATACCAACAAAGCTCGACAGCGTCATAACCTTGTCTAACACATTCTTCAAAATCAATAACAGTATCCCAAAAACTCGATGTGCTGCTTTTAATGGTGGGAAGACAACGCAAATCTTTCATATTATGGATAACGGCTACTTTTGCATTATCACACAGTAGAAATTTAAAAGAATTATGCTCATCGCAGTCTCTAAATTCCTCTTGTTCACACCACGTTTTCCAACCAAAAGTCGAGTTTTGGCGAGAAGCCCAAAGACCTCCACGTGGTTTGCTCCAGTTAGCTTCGTTTCTTATCGGAAAGCCTTTTGAAGAATCAAAAACAGTAGAGCCATAATGAATGTAAACAATTCCTTTCATGTTTTTCTCCTTTCGTTCATCTCATAGCTCTCAGTAAATCCAGGATATCTACAGCCATGTTGCCGGCCGATTTAAATATTTGGCTTGTTCTCGGATTTACTTTTGAATAAGCAAACATCTTCACCATGAATTTGTGGGCGAGTTCACAGAATTCATCGATTGATCCCGATGTTCTCGGATATATTTTTTCGGCGATAAAATCTCTGAGCTCGTCGACAGCCCATTGTGAATAACTGCTTTTCTTGAATTCCTCTGTCCATTTTCCGAACAACGGAGGCATCCAAGCATCCATGTGATACATGTCGTACAAAATTAGTTCAAGGTGATCGATGCTCATTGTCTTCTCCTTTCGTGAAAAAATTGAAAGAGAAAGATGTAAGCCAAGCATAAACTTACTATTATGGCAACCTCAACTATCCTAATCAGTTACTCTCTTTCCCTCATAATAAGCGTTGTAATTTTCGCGCGGCAAAAGAAAAGAGCCGTTGCTAGCGGCCCTTCTCCTTACAAACCAATGCTCTTTAAAATTTTCATAAGTTCGTCTTTTTCGAGTTCAGCATCTACATCCAGATGGACATGTGTCTTTCCGTCGATAACCGTTGCGTTCACCTCATTAAGTTTGAGTTCTACATCATACCCAAACTTCTTTCGGATTAGCATAGCTATCAACTTCGACAGAATACCCGTCGTGAATTTCGACCCTATTTTCATTTCGTCCATACTCCTTTTACTCCCTTCAAATATCCATTGATTTCCGTAAAAGAAGATGCGATTTTTGCGAACTTAAATCTCCCGTCTGTCAAAGACTGTTTCCCATCGCTCCCGTTTGATAGGTTTCATTTTCAGCGCCCACATAATTTGACGGACAGTAACGGTGGGGTAGAGGCCGTCCGTACAAGTTCCGGAACGGGCGTCAAAGTATTCCCGAAAATCGGGGTGCAAATATAAAGCGTCGGTAATCCATGGATCAACCTCGCTCCACCATGTACTCTTGGTTTCTTCATCAAACCTTTGCTGTATCACAGCCAGTCCTTTTTCACCAATTTTGTATAGTGTACAACTGTTGTAAACGGGATGATCGCAAATATAACGGTTGCCGTACATAGACAGATAGATTTCCGGTTTATCAAAATGGTATCTCATATACACCACCAAAAAGAAAAGAGAAAGAGCCCTCGTCAGGACCCTCTCCCTTTTGCTAATAATCTTATTTAGTCTTCGTCAAATTCTCCGCAAACTTCTTCTCTGGTAGGATACAGAGCTTCATATTCCTCATCATCTTCCATTCCATACTGTTCCAATTCTACGGAATGGCCGCATTCGAGGCATACTAATATATCTTCCCATTCATCCTCGAACTGCATTCTTGCTCCGCATTTACTGCAAATATACCTGCCAGTAAGTAATGCGTCCTTTTGCGCGTCGTTAAAAAAGCTCATTGCAAATTACCTCCTTGATACCGTGTGGCAATTCTAAGTATAACCGCCACCTTTGAATTATCAAGAGATAAAAAGCACTTTTACATCTCTCATAATAGCAGATGCGATTTTAACGGAGAAAAACGAAGAGGCCGTGTAATATCCACGAACTCCTCGTTTCGGAATCATTTTACTTCTTGGTTGGTTTAAAACGGCTAAACAAACCTCTGAATGTCGTAGAGGTATACGTTCCTTTCTCTTCGAACTTGAATCCCTTTCGCATCCAGAATGCGTAGAACATTAACGGCAGCACAAGCTCGGCGGCTGCAATACCAATTTTGACATACCGATCTTTAACATTCTCTTCAATCTGAGCAACCTTAAAGCCCTTATCGCTTTCACGATTCTGAGTTTTATCCAGATACTCCATTGAAGTTTTGTCTTCGTCGAGCTTCACCTTGTAAAGTTTCGCTAAGCTTTCCACTGCTATAGAGTGTTTTTCACTTCCTGGATCGAGGGAGGCCAAGTTTTCGATTTCGTTCTTGATTTCCTCTTCCAACAATTTTTTAATTTCTTCGCCCATTTTGCATTTCTCCTTTCGTTTACTGGGTTCCATAAAAGGAAGTGTTATTTGTGCGGAATGAAGTCTTTAGCCCTGACTCTCAGCAAGACATACTTCTTTGAAATTACTGCTTCAACCCGCTTTGATAGTTCCAAAAATAAAAAAGGACCATCCGGATCTGAATTGTCAACTCGAAGTGTTCCGACTGAGAAAAGCCGAAATACGATACCCGTAAAAATGGCACCTACCAAAACGCCGAGAACAAAGATGATTACCAAGTTCATGCGCATCCTCCTTTTAAAATGTTTTTTCGAATTTTCAACCCGGGGAATTTTTCAGATATCAATTTAACATGTTTTTCCGTCACCTGCGTACTGAATTTTAATCTAGGATAAAAAGAAAGAGCCGTTGTTAGCGGCTCAGTCTTTTGTTAGGACTTGTGTAATATGTCGATGTAAATTCTTTCTCCGAGTTTCTTGTCATAGATAATAGATATTTCGAGTTCTCCATCTCGTTCCCATATCCAGTAAGTATTATCATTATATGGATTCCATTTTAAGCCGAACAGCTCATATATCTTATTCAGATAAATGTAGCCATAAGCCCTGTAACAATCCATGATGTATATTACCTTGGATTTAGTAAAAAGTTTGTTAAACTCAAAATCCTTTTCCCATGACGAACTGCTTTTGTCAAATGTAATTTTAATGTGCATATTTTTACACTCCTATTACAATAAATTTGGACAGGAAAGCCGGACAGCCAGTCCGGCTTTCCCTCCATCTCGTGCCTAAGCTACAATGAGAGGAGCAACTGGCTGACCAATCACTCCTTGGGCTTGTATGTCCGTGTGAAAGACTGTTAGCCATCCTCTCGTTGCAGCGTTCGATTTAAGCAGGTTGAACCACCGGATGTCGGAGAGTTCGTGTCACACAATAGATTGAATCGGCAGCGAGAAAAGATGGATTCCGGTTGCAGATTCTTTGTATTGGAGGAATGTGAATGAACTGCGTTGGCATCGATGTTTCCAAGGGTAAGAGCATGATTGCAGTCATGCGGCCCTTCGGAGAGGTAGTGGTTTCACCCTTTGAAGTACGTCACACCGCCAATGAACTGAGCGAGCTGGCAGGACTGCTCAAAAGCCTGGACGGCGAGACCCGTGTGGTGATGGAATCCACGGGTAATTACCATGCTCCGGTGGCCTGGCTGCTCCACGACGCGGGCCTTTATGTCTCGGTAGTCAATGCAATGCTGGTGCATGACTACGGAAACAACAGTTTAAGACGGGCCAAAACCGACAAAAAGGATGCCGTAAAGCTGGCCAACTACGGTCTTGACCACTGGCTCACATTGCCGAGATATATCCCGGAGGAGGATACCCGACTCATGCTGAAAATCTGCTACCGGCAGTACCAACAGTATTCCAAAGTTCAGACCATGCTGAAGAATAACCTGATCTCCCTGCTGGACACCACCTTCCCAGACGCAAATCGCTTGTTTACCAGTCCGCCCCGCGCCGATGGCAGCGAGAAGTGGGTGGACTTTGTCGCTACTTTTTGGCATTGCGAGTGCGTTTGTGGCCGGTCTGAGAAGGCCTTTACTACCCAATACCAGAAGTGGTGCAGAAAGCACGGCTACAATTTCAGCGAGGATAAGGCGCTGGATATTTATGCCTCTGCTTGCAGACACTTCGGTGTCATACCGAAAACGGATACGGCAAAACTTTTGGTAGAACAGGCCATTTCTCAACTCCAGACAACTTCTTCCGCGTTAGCTGCTCTCAAACAGGAGATGCAATCCCTGGCAGCTTCTCTGCCGGAGTATCCTGTAGTGATGGGGATGTTTGGTGTTGGCCCAACCCTCGGCCCTCAACTCCTGGCTGAAATTGGCGATGTACGCCGTTTTCATTCCAAAAAAGCGTTGGTTGCCTTTGCGGGTATTGACGCCCCGCCCTACCAATCCGGTCAAATAGATGTCCGTAGCCGTAGCATTTCCAAGCGAGGATCTGCCTCACTGCGCAGGACGCTCTTTCTGGTGATGAGCGTCATCCTGCAATGTGCTCCAATAGACGAGCCGGTGTACCAGTTCATGGACAAGAAACGCTCTGAAGGCAAGCCATATCGTGTCTACATGATGGCCTCTGCCAACAAGTTCCTGCGCATCTACTACGCTTCTGTGAAAGCCTACTTGGAATCCCTGGAGCACGACTGATTTTTACACTCTATACCATCTGGCTGGCCGCCGTTTTAATTTTGAGATGCTCAGCGGCTTGATTTTGTATTGCATTTTTTCGCCTCCCTAAAAATCTGAAATTTCTACTTGACTTTTATTAGCAGGTCTTTCATAAAGGAGCTTGTTATTCTTGCGAACTCTCATAAACGATTTTCTTCCGCAAATCCGACCACGAAATATAACGGTCTTTGCGACACACTGGACAATAAAACTTATTGACCTTGCCTCCAATGTCTATAATCTCATTGCTATCCGCTTCCAGTCTGCTCTGACAATTCGGGCAGTTGAAGCGATAGACCTTCTTAACAGCCACGTCTACAATCTTCACGCCATCACCCTCTTTCTTGGCTGAGCAGCCAGAAGAACCGTCTGTACAAGCTGTAATAAGTATCCTTGCAGCATGGGATGGAAAATTTAATCCTCATGTAATCATAGGAAACTTCTTCCGTCACACCTTTCAAAATATAACAGGAAAGTTCCTCGTCTGTTTCTTTGGCCATTCGCTCGATCATGTCCATTCGATTCGAGTAAAATAACCTTGCCATCGCACATTTAGCAATCGGATCGCTGACATTATTTGTCCTGCTCGGCGGTATCAATTTGGGCCAACTACTCGGAAACCCATCCAGCATGGCATACGATTTTCTCCATATCGGATACTGTAGACAGAAATGCTTTAGCTCGTAATAGCGATGTTTTTCAATCCAGTATTGGTTCTTCTCGGATATTTCCGGTCTTATCGTTGTGCTCATACCCGTTCACCTCGCCAGACATAACCTGTTTCCTGCCACAGTAACTTTGGAGAGATGTAAAAGTTGATTCGTCCATACCTCGAATTCATCTCTTCCAGATTGGTGATAAGTTTTCCGTTCCTGGTTGCTTTACCGATGGGTAGCCATCCCGATATAATGCCGGCTCGAATCCATGAAGCGTCTTTCCCATAAACTCTCGCTGCTACGGCTACCGGTACTGAGCCAGATGCAAATATAACTTCATCCATTGGCTTTTGCCTCCTTTCAACTGCTATTCTAGGTTAGAAACAGCTTTTAGTGAAAACAACTCAGGTGGAGACAGCCGCCATCGAATCATTGTCATTTCGCAAGGATAATCTTCAAAACCAAGCATTTCGCAAGTAATAAGTCCTTCCAAAACACCGATGATGATTTCCGCTTCATATTGTTTGTATGGAAATATAAAGTCCGGAAGTTCCCGATGCATAGCGCTGCATTTTTGGCATCGGAATCTTCGAATATCCACTTTGTTTTTGACGCCGTATTTTGTCCGTACGATTCTTTTCACGCTGTCGTAATATTTCAACTGTCCGCCGCACTTGGGGCAGGTTGATTTGCTGTCATTAATCATGTCTCATCTTTTCCTCCGATCACAGCAAGAAAAGTTGTATGTAGGAGTTGACAATTCCTATACTTATGATATATGATTACTAATAGCAAATCAATGGAAAGGTGGTCTCTATGCTTATAAAATGTCCGGAGTGCGAATTGCAAGTAAGTGACAAAGCTGTTTCCTGTCCGCATTGCGGATATCCGATGCAGCCAAGCGCCAAATCAAGAAAACCTCGAAATAAAAACAACAAACGGCGTCGTTTACCAAACGGATTCGGACAGATCAGCGAGATTAAAAATCGTAATCTTCGCAATCCTTTTAGGGCGATGGTGAGCGTAGGAAAATCAGAAAACGGACGGCCAATATGCAAACCTCTGAAGCCGGAATCCTATTTTCCTACCTACAATGACGCCTATGCCGCTCTCGTGGAATATAACAAGAACCCATATGATCTTGAGCCGTCTATCACTGTCAAAGAATTGTACGAACGATGGAAACCGGAATACTTGAAAACTCTGAAAAACGAAGCGAGCGGCAGAGCTGTGGAATCGGCTTGGGGGTATTGTTCATCCGTATACGGCATGAGAGTAATTGATGTCAGGGCACGTCATATAAAAGGCTGCATGGAAGAAGGAGTATCTGTAGTACGGGGAAAAGAGCAAACCCCAAGTGCGTCAATGAAGAACAAGATTAAATCTCTGTTTAACTTAATGCTTGATTACGCTTTGGAGTATGAATTGGTAGACCGCAACTACTCGAGAACGTTTAATCTAACCGAGGAAACCATCAAAGAAATTGTAACGGTAAAGAAAGAACATATACCGTTCACACAAGAAGAGATGGAATTGCTCTGGCAGCATGTAGATGATAAAATGTATGTGGACGTTATCCTGATTCAGTGCTATTCCGGATGGAGACCACAGGAAATTGGTTTGCTGGAATTGAAAGATGTGGATCTTGAAAATGGTACATTTAGCGGAGGAATGAAAACAGATGCAGGTATCAATCGTGTCGTTCCTATCCATTCAAAAATAAGGCACTTGGTAGAACGGCACTATAAAGAGGCTCAGAACATGGGAAGCATATACCTGTTTAATTACGCCAATCCAAGCAGCAGGATTAAGAATACGGTCTTGACCTACAATAGATATCAAAAAGCATTTGGGATGATTCGGGATGAACTGAAACTCAATCCGGAGCATAGACCCCATGACGGGCGCAAGCACTTTGTCACCATGGCTAAAAAATATGGCGTTGATGAATACGCCATCAAGTATATGGTTGGGCATAAGATTTCTGATATAACCGAAAAGGTTTATACGCAGAGAGAATTTGAATGGTTGAAGGACGAAATAGAAAAAATAAAATAGCTTGTAATTTTTGCCTATAACAAAGAAAAAGCCTCCTCACAGCGGGACACCGGTTAGGGCATCCGAAGCCGCAAGGAGGTTCTCTTTTGTATAGGAATAAATATAATAGGAATAATGCAGGAATAATATATAAACTACCTACATTTCTCGACTTTTTCTCACATCTAATTGCTCTTAAAACCGCGTATTTACTGGGTTTTAGAAGTCGATAAATCGAGATAAGTTTCTATTATAAATAAAAATAAAGAAGTTGTTGTTTTTCTTGAATTTAAGACACCCGAGGAACTGAACACACAGGCCAAAATAGATAAGGCTATTAAGCAGGAGATTTCTGTTGCGCAGGAAATTGGTGCCAAAATCTATGTTGTTGCCGATGGAGATAAATATATTTGGTTGAATCCAACTACTGGAAATTTAATTACGGATGAAAATGGCACCCCTATTATTAGAAAGATTGATCCAAAGGCAGAGCCAAAGAAACTGGCTGAATTTATTGACCTGGTATCGCTGTCTGTTTCTTCTGAGAATGATACCATCCTCAGATTGGAAGATATAGATCCTACCGATTTGGCCAAAAAATTGCCCGCATTTTAAAACGAATGACGTTTGCATCTTCCAAAATGTCTCTATATACATTTGTTGAGGTTTTTCTTTTCAAGTATTTGAGTGATATCAATGTGCTGAAAGATAAAAACTCTTTTAGCTATATTTACAGCTTATATTCTGTAGATGAGTCTACCCGCTTGACCAACGCAGATATTTTGGGTGCATATTTGGAAGGTCCAAGGGCACAGATGAAAATGCTGTTCCCTGATGGTGAAGATGGTACTACTATCGTTAATGGTCAAATCTTTCATGTGAAAAAAGGTGTGGATGGCCACTATATAGAGGAAGATGCTCATGCCATGTGTTTTAAAAACATTATGGATGAGTTTTATTCCTATGAGAAAGAAAATGGGAAGTTTATCAACATCAGTAAAGACTTTAAGTCAAAGCTGTTCGAAACTTTTATGAAAAACAGTGATGACAAGTCTGATATGGGACAGTTCTTTACACCGCTAAAAATTGTCAGAGAAATGGTGAATATGGTCACTATTTCTAACGGCATGAAGATCTGTGAAATAATCTTACTGAGTTTAATACAATGCCGTGGAATAATTAAAAAGTGTTCCTTTGCGGTGTAAAATCAGTCGTTGCGGTGTAAAATCCGAAACGGCTGTTTTTATATGCACAGAAAAGCTCCTCACCGCCGTAATGGTAGTGAGGAGTATCTTTTTTATCCTTATGCTTTAATTTCCTGCCCGTCCTTAAAAGCAAACCGCACATCGTCCCTGGCATAGACTGTTACATAATCAATCAGCCCGCACCAGAGGGCAGGGTCAAATTTCTCCATCGGGTCAGCCTGCGCCAGCGTGTCCAGAAAGGCGTCGATTGCCGCCCGTCTGGATTTCTTGTCGGCAAGCGCGGCTTCAATTTCCTCCAGCCGAGCCTTCGCGGTATCGAAACGGGTGGTGAGACCGTCATAGCGTTTCTGATATTCCGTTTGGTCGAGCGCCACATGAGCGTTTTCGTAGATGCATTTTTCGATAAGGTCTGAGACGACCATGATCTCATCCTGCAGTTCTGCGACTTCGGTTTCCAGTGCAGATGTGTCGAAAGCAACGTCCAGCGAATTTCGGAGCGGCGAGATAATCGCCGCTTTTTTGCCAATCAGCTTGTTTGCCGCTGAGACAAACATCGCTTTAATTTCATCCTCCGTCAAGTGCGGCGTGGAGCATTTTTCCTCGCCGTCATACTTATGATTGCACTGCCAGATAACCCGGCGGTATTTGCTGTTGGAATGCCAGACCTTCGAGCCGTACCACTCGCCGCATTGTCCGCAGCGTATCTTACCGGAGAAAAGATGGACGCCGCTGTGTCGCCCACGGCTGCTTTTTCTACGCTCCAGTTCCTGCTGAACCAGCTCAAACACCTCCGGCTGGATGATGGCTTCGTGGTTGCCCTCCACATAGTACTGCGGAATCTCTCCCTCGTTGACCTTTTTCTTTTTGGTGAGGAAATCCACCGTGTAGCTCTTTTGAAGAAGCGCATCGCCTTTGTATTTCTCATTGGTGAGGATGCTGCGAACAGCTCCTGCGTTCCATTTATCCTTGCCGCCCGGCGATTTAATGCCGTCAGCGGTTAGCCTGGCGGCAATGCCGTGCGGCGTCATGCCTTGCAGGAACATACTGTAAATGCGGCGGATGATAACCGCTTCGTCCTTGTTCAAAACCAGATTGCCGTCAGGACCCCGGTCGTAGCCGAGAAACCGTTTGAATGGCACGGTGACCTTCCCGTCAGCAAACCGTTTTCTCTGTCCCCATGTACAGTTCTCGGAAATGCTGCGGCTTTCCTCCTGTGCCAGTGAGGACATGATGGTAATAAGTAGTTCTCCCTTGCTGTCCAGGGTCCAGATGTTTTCTTTTTCAAAATAGATCTCCACGCCTTTTTCCTTGAGCTGGCGCACCGTGGTCAGACTATCTACCGTATTGCGGGCGAATCGGCTGACCGATTTGGTGACGATGAGGTCTATCTTGCCAGCCAGTGCATCCGCCACCATGCGTTTGAATCCCTCGCGGTGCTTGGTATTCGTACCCGTTATGCCCTCGTCCGTATACACGGAAACAAACTCCCAATCGTCCCGGCTTTTGATATAGTTGGTGTAATAGTCCACCTGGGCGCTGTAGCTGGTGAGCTGCTCCTCGCTGTCCGTGGAAACACGGGCGTAGGCGGCGGTGCGGCGCTTTTTCTTTTCATTGATCGGCGTTGCCGTGAATCGGCTTATCGTCGCCGGTATTGTCGTTACTTTCGCCACGTTTTTCCCTCCATCTCTGTATCATTACTTCTCGCATATGCTGTTTTCGCTCCTCTGTATGCCGGGGCATCTTCCGCTTGTTTTCCCATGCCGTCTCGAAGGTATGCCCGTCAAAGAAGCGGATGGAAAGCTGATATGGAGCCGTGATGTGAATGCAGACAATCTGCTCACGGAAAACCGTCTCACTAAATTCCTCCAGACCCATAGCGTCCGCACAGAGGTTTTTGAGGGCATCTTCCTTGATGCTGGGGCTTTGGCATTTTCCGCCTGACGCACATCGCCATACGGAATCAAAGCTGCCGTCTTTGTGCCGTGAACGCTGCCTGCGGTAGTTCTCGCCGCAGCTGTCGCAACGAACGCGGCTGGTAAAGCAGGAAGTGTTGGGGCCGAGCTGATGCTCCTGCACATACCGTCCCTTGGCGGCTCTGCGCTCATCCGTCCAGCAGTCCTTCCGCATGGTGGATTCCCAGTGGTGCGGAACGATGCGGCCATCCTTAAAATAGAAAATCATCTCATTCGGAGCAGGAATCTCAATGTGGTCGATCTGCTCTGAAAAGATGATTTCATCAAACGTATCCAGTCCCATGACTTCAGCGCAGGCATCTTTGAGCATCTGCTCCGGGATGTCCTTGTTTTGACAATGCGCATTCCCGGTCTTTCTTCGGGTACCGCAGACCCAGATGGTGTAGTTGGCATTAGGGTCTTTTCTCCCCTTGCGGTTAGACCGCTGATAGCTCTTTCCGCACCGGCCGCACTTGATTTTGCTGGTAAAGCAGGAGGTGTTAATGCTCCAGTTTGCCAAGGCGCCAAGCTCACGACGGCGCGCTTTCTCGGCCTGCACCGCCTGGTAGACCTCCATTGGAATGATGGCTTCGTGGGTGTTCTCCACGAAATACTGCGGCAGCTCCCCGCGGTTGATCCTGCTTTTCTTGCTGATGGGGTCTGCCACATATTCCTTCTGGAACAGAAGGTTGCCCGTATAAGTGATATTTCCGAGGATCTGCCGTATGGAAGTGTTACCGAAATGCTGTCCCTTATAGGATTTTACACCCATCTCGGCAAGCTGCTTTTCTGTGGTCTCCGCCGACAAACCGTTCATGTAATTGTCGTAGATGAGCCGAACGATTTTTGCCTCCTCCTCATGGATGACCAGATGATCGCCCTCCCAGCGGTACCCATAGATTTGAAAGCGGCCGTTGGGGATACCTTTTTCAAATCGTTTCCGGGTACCCCATTTGACGTTGTCCGACAGGCTGCGTATTTCTTCCTGAGCAAAGGATGCTAAGAGGGTCAGCATCAACTCGCCGTCCTCGGTGAGGGAGTCGATGCGCTCCTTTTCAAACTGTACGGAAACGCCCAGCTCCTTGAGCCTGCGCACCGTATTCAACAGGTCAACGGTATTGCGCGCGAAACGGGAAATGCTCTTTGTCAGAACAATGTCGATTTTTCCGGCTTCGCAGTCGGCAATCATCCGATTGAACTCTTCACGGGCTTCGGTTTTGGTGCCGGTTATTCCGTTATCGGCATATACGCCCACATATTCCCAGGCGGGATTGCTCTGAATCAAACTGCTGTAAAAGCTGACCTGTGCCGAAAGGGAGTGCTGCAGCCGCTCGGACTCCATTGAGACTCTTGCGTAGGCAGCGACCCTTTTGCGGCGCGGTATCTGCGGTGTTTTCGCTTCGATTTTATTTACAATCCGCATGAAATCACTCCTTTCCGACACTATATATCACTCTGAAAGCCGATTATATCAAGTCATTTTCCGATAATAATGTACCCAAAGATGGCGAGAACTCAGCCCTCAGATTTGTATCAATTACGGCATATTCCTCCTCGCTCAGAAGCCCCTTTTCCCGGAGATTCTTTGCGATGGAGAGGGCGGCAAGGTAGCTCATTTCAGAACGGAATTTGTCCTCACTCATGCCCGTCACCGCCTTTGTAGCGGTCTGCGATATAGCAGGCGTGAGAGCAGTATTTTCTTTTTGCGTTGCCGTAGGCAGTGAAGGGCTTTCCGCAGTGAGCGCAGGTGAAGTGGTATATGGCTCTGCGGTTGACCTTTTCCGGGTGTGCATTCCACCAGGCGGTACGGCAGTTATCCGAGCAGAACTTAACTCGCTTTCTGCCGGTAGTCTGCGTAAGCAAAGCGCCGCACTGTGGGCAGAATCCGGCGTCCAGTTCAATGCGGCTGTTATCCGCAGCCTTTGTGCCGGTCAGCCCCATCTTCCGGCAGAATGCGACAACGGTATCTTTCTTCAGTCCCACCGCCTTGGCGATGGTGGCGTATCCATATCCCTGTGAGCGTAGGGCGGTAATCTGTTCTTTTTGCTGATTTGTCATTGTGGCTCCTCCGTTCCGAGGGTTTCCCTCAATGACCCATCTGGACAAGGTAGCCCGTTTTGGCCGAAAAAATACGCCCACCGAACCGTCATGGCTCGATGGGCATTCAGCAGGTTAAGTTATTTAATTTTGGCTGCGTAGTCAAGCGAGATCCAACCTGCGCCGCTCTTCAAGCGTCCCCAGCCCGTCGTGGAGCCCTTGCCGGACTTCACCTCAACGATGGTGAATACCCCTTTTCCGGTAAACTTACCGGTCTTGGCGTAGTCTGTTCCCGGTCCTTTTCGGATATTGAGGTCGGAGATGCTGACCTTTACGAGGAACGGAACCTCTGCGGCTATTGTTTTCGATGTATAGATGTTTACACCGTTTACATCAAACACACTATATCCCGGATTGGCATCAGCGCACTTCTTGGCGTTGGAGAGGATCTTGTATGCGCCTTTCTGCGACTTGCTGTCAGACCAGGTTTTGCGGACACGGTAAAGCTGCGTGGTTACAGTAGGAGTATCAGCTGAACCGCCAAGCTGTGCCGTGACCTTTTCCGCCAGATCGCCCATCCTGGCATACATCCAGTTTCCGGGGCAGGACTTGTTAGCAAACCAGCGATGCACCGTCAGCACCATCTCATCGGACTTCGGCTCATATGAGAGCGTCTTGTCCTTATCGCCAAGCCACAGGAGCTTTTTCTTGCCGTTTCTCTTGCAGATGTCTACGCAAAGGGTGATCAGCTTCTGGTAGACCACATCCTTAAAGGCATACGGCTCTGTGGTGTCGGATGCGCATTCGATGGTGATGGCCCGCTGATCGTTGGCGCTGGAAGAGGAACACCAGGAGCGGTTTTTCTCCTCCACATACATACCTACACGACCGTCCACGCCGATGCCGTAGTTGCAGCTTGCCTGTCTGGAAGTCGGAAGAAAGATATTCCCCAGTGTCTCCACCGAGCATTGCCCCACCACACAGTGGGGCGTGATGCGGTCGATGGAGTGCGTCCTCTGCCCGGAGTGGTTGGGGCTGAGTTTTGTGTAAGATACCAATGAACTGTTCGTATAAGCCATATTATTCGTCCTCCTTTTCGTTTTCCGCTCTGTCATGGAGCTGCTCCAATACTGCTTTCAGCTTTTCCGGGATGGGCAGTCCAAGGTGTGCGACGTTCTCAATAATGCTCACGCCCTCGTTGGACAGATAAAAGAAGATCACTGCCGTGCGCAGTACAGAGCCTGTTCCAATGACCTGCACGTCCAGGATGTGGGCGATCCCCACCAGCAGGAAGATCAGCACCTTGCGGCAGATACCCTTGAATCCCACCTGGCTGTTGAGCTTCTTGTCCGATACGGCACACATTACGCCCGTGATGTAGTCCGCTACTGCAAACACCACAAGGGCGATAAGCAGCCCGTCGTTGCCGCCAAGGAAGTAGCCAAGCCACCCTCCCACAGCGGTGAACACCATCTGGATCACATTCCAAAATTCCTTCATGTTGTTTACCTCCTCTTGGTTCTGTGTATGAAAAAAGCGGCCACCCCGCAGGATAGTCGCTGATTCCCAAAGTATATTTAAATCTGCTTCGGCAGATATTCCCACAGCCGCATATCCTCCTGACCCAGGGACCACATACACATCCCCCGTAGTTTCCAGCGGTATGCCGCCTGGTTCGCCCAATAGACAAGGGAGTCCACGTCCTGGTAGTAAAGGATGGAGAATCCGTCCGCATCGCCGAGGAACAGCCGGGATATCCAGATGTTGATGTCCTTTGGTATGATCCTCGCCGTGTAATTCCCGCCGCAGGAAATCTCCAGAAGGTCAGAGTGGAAAAAGTCGTAGTCCAGCGAAATGTCCTCGCTCCGGGTAGAGGATTCCTCCACGTCGGAGGTCAGCGTGAATACCTGGAACTCCTCATCCCAGGTGCAGCTTGAGCGGGATATCCTGCCGTAGCTTTTAAAGCTGCCGTCCGGCATCTGAACATCAAACCGTTCATACGGCTCGTATGTCCAGGCGTCCCCCAGACGCAAAAGTTCGCATACGGTCGCATTGTCCGAGCGGTATCCGGCATAGCCTCCTGTAAAGCCGCTGACCGCTGCCGTAAAGCGCAGGGTGTAGGAGGAGCCGGAATACACCCGCACCCGGTTCCCTCGGATACGCATCTCCACCGTGTACATGGATGGATTGTCCCGCAGATCCGCCGATGCGGTTCTTGCGATCTCCTGGCTGTAGCTGCCAAGGAGTGTGGAGCCATTGTATAGCTCCACCGCCTGGGTATCGTAGTTCAGACAGCAGAACAGGCTGCCGCAGAACACACCCGCCCTGCCGCTGCCATTTGCCGGGAATGCCAGCCTTGCCCGAAGATGCAGCTCGGAAAAGCCGTCATAGTTCCAGGCAAGCTCTCCTTTACCCTCAAGCTGGGAGTAGACACGCTCCATCGAGTATTCATCCGAGCGCCATACCTTCCATGAGCCGGAGCGCACCGTCCAGTAGTCTGTCTCCAGCACGCCGTAATCCCGGAAATCCTCGTACCAGACAAGTGCGGAGTCAGGCTTTCTGCGGAGCATCTCCAATGTCAGCTTGAAGCCCTTATCGGGAACCGCCATGTTGCCGTCCACGTCCTTAAAGCTCCTGGGCGCAAGGGCAAAGATCGCTTCTCCGGCGGAGGGCTCCTCAGAGAAACCGGAGCAGACACGGAAGCCGTAAAACTGCACGCCTTTGACATCCACCGAGATCGTAATGGTATGCGTCCCGGCGGAAAGCGTTACGCCACCGGCAAGGGAAGTCCAGAAGGTACTCCGCCAGTACGGCCACCACAGGCGGCTTTCCGTGAAATATTTTGTGCTGCCGTCCAGAGCCACATAGATGCCGTTCTTGTCCCAGAAGGGATAGCAGAGCCGCACCGCCACATCGTAGGTTCCCGCCGACTCCACCTTAAAGCTGTAGGTCACCGAACCGTTATCGCCAAGGGTGGCGATGCCGTTTTCAATGGAGACGATGCCGGATGCAGAGGAATAATTGCCGGCGTCCCGGTCGATGTATATCGTTCCGAACTCTGTCTTCTGCTCTTTGCCGTAGGCAGTCAGATATCGCCTGCGGTTGTATGTCCCCACAAGCTGGGGATACTCACGGGAAACGGCGTCCGCCCCTTCCATGTAGTCATAGACATGGGGAAAGGCATAGGGTACCTTATCGTAATCGTCCCAATAGGCCACGATGGGGAGAAAGGGCTGCGGCGGCGCATCGTCCGTGAAATTGTAGCCTCCCGTCATCCACAGCTTGGCGGCATAGTAGGTGTTGGACGTTCCCCGGTAGGTTCTGCCAAGGTTCTCCGGCGTGTCGTAGATCTGCCAGTTCCAGCCATAGGCAGGCATACCGAGAAAGATCTTATTCGGGTCCATGACCCTCGTGGCGTAATCGTAGATGCCCTCCAGCCAGCTTCTTGGGGAAACCGGACCCGGTGCGGAGCCTGCCCATGCCATGCCGTAGGACATGATGGACGCGGTATCGCAGTAAGCGTCCAAGTCGCCGTAAACGCACCAGTTCTCACCGCCCACCGAGCCGTTGACGGAAGTCATCCCCGGCAGGCAGATGTTCATGTGCTTTGCGGGGTCATAGGCTTTCACCGTATTGTAGATATTGCGGAACATCGCCGTGGACTCTGCGTGGGTGGAATAGCCGTCCCCACGTTCCAGGTCGATGTCAATGCCATCGCACCAGGGATACTTCTCCATGATGCGGATGATCTCCGAGAGGAACATCTCCTGCGCCCCGTTTGTGTTGTCCCGCAGGGCGCGGAAGATGCTGTTTGCGCCATCGTTGGCCACGGTCAAAAGCCACTTGATATGGGGCCACCTGTTGATGTAGGTGAGCATATCAGAGATCGCCACACCGCTTTCATAGATTTCTCCGGTCGCTCTTACTTTAAAGGAGAACAGCCCGATCTGGCTGATGCGGTCGCCGTAATCCCGCAGGGCTTCGTACATCCGGGCGTTGCCCATGAACGTCCATACCATGATCTGTTTGCCTTTTAATGTGTCCATTAGAGCAGAGCACCTCCATCCTGCATTTCCTGCATCTCAAACAATACCCGTGCTGTTTTTCCCTCCGCAAGCGTCACCCTGTGCTTGGAATCCCAGGCGGCGCTGTACTGGTAGAAGCCCTCTTTTTTCTCCGGGCTGCCGTTTCTGGTGCATTCCCGTGTGGATGCCAGAAGAGCAAGGTCATCTTCCGCAGAGAGCGCACCCGGAAAAGAAACCTTCTGGCCGCCCACACCCTGGGCCAGTTTGACCGAGCCGCCCTCCATATCCGACTTGGGATAGAGATGCACATCCAGCCCTGCGGAGGTCTGCCCAAGATTAAAGAGGATGACCGTTTCCTCGCCCCGCACCACGCCGTTGAACCAGACGGGCGCCTTGACCTCGCCGTTCTCCCGGAACTTTTGGAGGAACACCTCGGTGTGGGGCGTGTATCCCGTCAGGGCAGCGCCTTCCTGCAATTGCAGGTCAGTAAAATAAATCGTGCCGGAGCAGTCCGTGATGGTAGGCTTCACGGTGACGCTTACGACACGCATATCCTGTTTCCGGTTAATGACCTCCGCCAGCCGGATAAAAGCGACCTTACCCATCCAGCGTCCACTTCATCTCACAGGGATGGCCTACCCATCCCGTGGCCACCGCCCCTGCCTGCAGGAGGATGTCCGTGATATAAAGAATCCCGGTGCAGTTGGTGATGCATACCCGCACCGTGATGGATTTGACCCTGGCGGAGTAATTCTCCGGCATGATTTTGGCGGAGGTGGATGATAAATACGCCATAGCTGCCTCCTAATACAAATCTATAAATCGGCTCTCCGTGCTGCCGTCCTCATACTCAATGACCACTTCAATGCCCACCTGGGCGTCGTCGCTCAGCTTCTCCAGATTTTCCGAGCCGATCTGCGCCGACAGGGTGTAGCTGGAGCGGTTGGCGGGATAAACGGTCTGGGAGAGGCTTTTGGTCATGCCTGCCACGCCCTCTGCCTTGAAGGAAGCCGTGCCGGATGCGCCGTTTTCGCCGTCCGCTTCAAAGCCGGAGCTGACCCAATAGGCAAGCCCGTCATCAGCGCGGGAGTTTCGCAGCAGGTTAAAGGGAACCATTTCCCGGATATCGTTATTGGACACCATACTGGTGCCCTCCAGGGAATCCGCCGCATTGTCCCACTGGCTGGCAGAGCTGCCCAGGTTTTTGAGCGTAGTGGAAAGCTCCAGCACCGTGTTCCACGGCTCCTGCAGGTTATACTCCCGGCGGACGATACGGGTGGTGACCGAAAGCCCCAGCTCCTTATCCTCCACACGGACATAATCCCCAAGCTCCCAGGCTTCATGCTCGTAGCCTGTCAGCACAGATAAGTCCATCGCATTCAGCACATAGGAGATGGTGGGCTTTGCGTAATCCGCCAGCCGCATCTCAGCGTATTCCTTCATCTGGTAGGGGTTCGTGAAGGAGGAGCAGTCCAGGGTGGAGATGCGCACCTCGTTTGTGTAGGTGAAATCCTCCACATAGGCTTTTCCGCCGTTGATGTCGGCAAAGGTCATCCCTTCCGCGCCTACAGCGTAGAGCCTTGTCACAAGCTCCCTGGTATCCACCACACGCTGGATGGATTTCATGTTTTTCCTGTAGGCAAACAGCGCGCCGCTGTCCCTGCCGTTTACCGTCAGCAGATGCACCAGACGGTTGGGGCAGTCAAAGACCAGGTCGCCGCCGTGAAGGTCTGCTGTATTTCTGAGGATGGACAGGGCATTCTTTTCCGTACTGGTCCAGGTGCGCTTTGTCCGTACCGTCACCGTACCGACGCTCCACTCGGTGCCCTCTAAGGCGTAGGCCATCGCGGTTTCCGGGTATTCCGCTTCAAAGGTTCTTTCTTCCTTGCGGACAGAGAATGTCAGGTCATAGAACTCCGCCTCCGCATACACCTCGGTCACGGCGCTGCCGTCCGTATCCCTGGTATCGGTGACCGTCCTGACCTTGTACACATCGTCCACGATCTGGATCTTCTTCTCGCTGTCGATATACCCACGCTTGCCATCCCGGTAAGGGATCTTAAAGGAGAGGGTGTCCTCGCCGTTGATCTCGCCCGTGACAATGATGTCGTAGGCATTCTCCAGCACCGCCTCCCATGCGCCATTCCTGTCCAGCACCACCGGCCTTGCGTAGCCGATCTTCTCATAGGGCGCTTTTGGGATGTCGTAGAGCCGGATATCGATGAGCTTTGGCGTCCGTGCAGTGTCGGAAGTCGTGAGCGTTACCCGGAAACGGATATACGCCCTGTTGGGAGAGGCCAGCCGCCCGTCTGCCGGGACTGCCGCCCAATCGCTCCAATCGGTCAGGTTATCACTGGTTGATGTCTCCACAAAGGAAACCGCCGTTGTGCCGGAAATATACTCGCTGGTTACGGACACACGTCCCGTGCCGGAGAGGTTGCACTCAGCCGCCGCTGTAGTCAGCACGCCCTCGGACGGATACACACCGCCGGATGCCCGGAGCGTGACTGCTCCCGGCTCGGTAATGCCGTCTACACTCCCGGAGGTATCCCCGGCGTTCGCCACCAGGGAGGAGCGGAAATAGTCCATCAAGTCCTCTGCGGTAAGTGAGGTATCGCAGTCTAAAAACCAGTCGTCCAGCCCTCCGGCATACCAGTAGGAATCGGCGTGCATTCCAAGGATCAGATCCGCTGTGCAGGAGCGGTTCAGTTCCCCGGTAAAGGTGAAAACCTCCGATGCCCACACAGTGCCGCTTTCACGGTCGCCCACTACATACTGTGCCGTCTTGTTATCCGGCTCGATCAGGCAGGCGATAAAATACCAGCCGCCGTTTACCAGGGAGAAGGACGGCGTGACCGTTTCATCCAGAATCAGGGAGCCGGTATCGTCATAGAGCATGACCCTCGGCCTGCCGCGGAAAAGGGAGAGGTAGAAGATCGGCTGACCGGGACCGTATCTTGTGTTGAAGATCGGGCAGTAGGTGTTTCCCACAGAATAGGTGGTGGGGTTCATCCAGCCGCCGCAGAGGATACGCCCTCCAAGCTCTGCGAAAATGCTGCCGTCATTTGCGACCTTCAGATAGGTCTGCTCTGTGGCAGGGCTGTTGATATTAAAACGAAAGTAATTGCCTTTCTGCCCGCTCCGCATAGACGCGGTGGTGCCGCTCCAGTTGTTAATGAAGGCAGGTCTTCCCGCACCGGAGGAATCCAGAAGGTTGTTGTTTTCATCGGGAGCGGATTCGTTCATCCGCCACAGGCCGTCCTTTGCCCACTCGGCTGGGAACTCGCCTGTGAAGTCTGTCTGTTGATTCAGTATTGTCTTTAGCGCCATCGCCGCTCACCTCCATCTGCTCCTTGCCTGTATTTCAAGCCCCGTAAACACAGCGTTTGACGCTGCCACGGAGACAGTATTGTTACCCACAGAAAGCGTGGGAAAATTCAGTTCCTCCAGATACGGCAGCCCGTTTCGCACCGTAATGCCGTTTTCATCCTCTACATAGGCGGTCATGCGGTCGGTATCCACCACCAGCGTTTCGCCCGCCGCAAGGGTGGCGTTAACGATCTTTAATTCCTGCCCGTTGGTCGTAATGCTGATATAGTTTCCTACTGCGGAGGTAATTTCTCCCTCAATACGGTAGATGGGATTCGACTCCATGTTCCCGGTATGCCGGGTTATGGTATGGCTGCCCTCCGCCGTGATGGAAAAGGTTTCATCCTCAATGGCGTAGCCAAAGGGGTCAGGGCAGAAAAAGGTCAGCTCAAAGCTGCCGGAGGAGCGCAGGAGCCGTTCGCACTCTACCGCAGCGTTCAGTCTTGCCATGAAATACCGGTCCGGCACATCATCCAGAATCAGCTGCTTCAAACCGCCCACCGGGTCAAGCCACGCCGCAATATCATCCAGCGTGGAAACCAGGGCGGGAAAGCTGTGCCTTGGGAAGATGCTGCAGGAAACCACGATCTCCCGGTAGTCAAAGTCCGCTCCGAAGTCGGTAACGCCATACTTTCCGGGAACGGTCGTGGTAAAGTTGCGGAGCCGCCCGCTGACCTGCCAGGAGGTCAGCCTTGCTTTCAGTCCCATGCTCTTTGAAGTAATGTCATTGTATGAAAAGCCCATAGACTGCACCCCCTTTAAGCTGTACTAAATCTTCCCTGGGCGCGGGAACCGGTCTGGATCAGGTTGTAAAGCTCCTGGGAGATCCTGCGGATATCGTCCTCGCTGCGGACGATCATCTGCTGAATGGTGATGAGGGTTCCGAAAGAGGTGCCGCCCGTTCCGCCCATGCCGCCGGCCACGGAACCCGCCATCCCGGCTGTGTCAAAGGCAAAGTTCGAGGGGACAGCGGACTGCATATCCGCCGCCAGGCCGTTCATCACGCCCAGGATGCCGTTGTTCAAATCCTCTGCGGCGCTGATAGCCGCGCCTGCGCCGTCCTCGATGCCGCCGGCAAGTCCCTGGGTCAGCATATCGCCCACCCACGCCATCTCTCTGGACGGGGAGGAAATGCCGAAGAAGCCCTTGATTTTACTAAGCAGGTTCGAGCAGAAGCCGCTGACCTTGTTCCACAGCCAGCTTGCCGCATTCCCGATACCGTTCCAGATGCCCTTGATGAGGTTCAGGCCGATATTTGCCATCTGGGACACACCGCTTGCAAAGCCCTTCACGATGGCGGAGATGATCTGCGGCACCGCCTTTACGATCTCCACAATGATTTTCGGAAGGTTGGCGATCAGGGCCACAAAAAGCTGTACGCCGGCCAGGATGATCTTGTCGATGTTCCCGACAAGGGCGTTGATGATGCTTGTAATGATCTGTGGGATTGCTCCTACAATGGTGGTAATGATGGTGGGCAGGTTCTGGATCAGGGAGATCAGCAGGTTTACCCCGGCTTCTATGATCTGCGGGATGCTGCCAAGGATCGCCGTCACCAGTCCGTCGATAATCTGTGGGATTGCCGCCACAATGGCTGTGATGATCTCCGGCAGTGCGGAAATCAGGGAGGTCAGAAGCTGTATCCCGGCGTCAATAATTTGGGGGATCGCCCCGACGATAAACTCCACAAGTGCCGTGATGATGGCGGGCAAAGCCGCAATCAGAACAGGGATAGCATCTAAAAGCCCCTGTGCCAGTCCCAGAATCAGCTGCAGGGCAGCGTCTAAAATCATGGGCAAGTTTTCAATCAGCGTCTGCACGATCTGCGTCACCACAAGGACGATCTGCGGAATCAGAGTAGGAACCGCCTCGGCAATGCCCTGCGCCAATGTAACAATGATCTGCGCCGCGCCCTCCACCACGACAGGAAGGCTCTGGATGATGCCAGAAAGAAGCGAGGTCAATATCTGCATCCCGGTGTCCACAAACTGCGGCAGCATGGAAACCGCCGTATTCACAAGCCCCGTGATGGCTCCCGCAAAGGCTTCATCCGCACCGTCCACACCGTTTATCATATCGGTAAAGGCAGAGATGACCTCAGAAATGGCGGGAAGGAACTCCGCCCGCAGGCTGTTCTTCACATTGGAGATGGTCTCCCCAAGCCCCGCCAGCGTCTCATCCAACTGGGCCTGTCCCTCCCTGGAAGCCACCAGCGCCTCATTGTTGCGGTAAAACGCGCCGCTTGCCTCGTCATACGCCCCGGAGAGGGTCTCCATGATGAGACGGTTCCGTTCGCTCTCATCCGAGCAGGCCGCCAGCTTCTCGTTGAATTCGTCCTCGCTGATACCTACCCAGTTTAAGGCGTCCGCCAGGGAACCCGTGACCTGTCCCACCTTGGCAGTCTCGTTTGCCGACTCGATCATGCCCTCGATGGGGAGGGCGTCGCCGAAAGTGCCGTAAACGCCTGCGGCAATGTTCGTCCACTTGGTGATGTCCTGCTCATTTTGGGCAAGCTGCGCCAACAGCTGTGACGCTTCCGTGGCCGTGTCCGTATCGCCCAGGATTTTGTAAAACTCGTTGTAAGATTTCTGCGCCGCCTCGCCGCTGTAGCCGGCCGCCTCAAAGGCGGTGGTCAGCTTGCCCTGGGCTACCCGGTATTCCTCCGTGGCTTCGTCCAAGTTCCAGATGGCGCTGCCAAGCTCCTTGATACCGTTTAATGCCGCCTGGATACCGGAGGAGATGAGGTTGCCCATCGCCACCGTGGCTACCGAAAAGCCGGAGCCTAATTTATCCGCCCCTTCAGAGGCATCCTCCAGCGAATCGCCAAGATCCTCCGCCACATCCCCGGCGTCCTTCATCCGCTCCCGGTTTTCCCGAAGTTCCACGGAAAGCCGGGAGATGCGTCCTTCCAGTTCCTTTGCCTCACTGGAGCCTTTACCGTACTGCAGCACGGCATTGGAATAGGCGCGCTTCATCCCTGCAAGCGCATCCTCCTGCCGGGCGATCTCCTGGGAGAGACGTTCCGTAGCGTCCGCTGCGTCTGTTTCCTCCCGGGAAAGGGCTTCAATGGCGCGCTCATTATCGGAAAGCTCCCGCTCCATGCTGTTTAAGGCGGCTTCTGCGTTATTGAGCTGGATCTGCCAGTTCTGCGTGCGGCGGTCGTTCTCCCCAAAGGAATCTGCGGCGTTCCGGAGGGCGGCCCGCAGGGTTTCCACCTTGTTTTTCTGTGCTTCGATTTCCTTATTCAGCACAGTGTTCCTTGCGGAAAGCGCCTGCACGGACTTATCGTTTTTGTCAAACTGTGAGGACACCAGCTTCATTTCAGAGCCAAGCACCTTGAAGGACTGGTTGATCTCGGACAAGGCCTTTTTAAATTCCTTCTCGCCCTCAATGCCGATCTTCAGACCGAAATTATCCGCCACGGGCTGCACCTCCTCTCCTTAAATTCCATAGGGAATCACATCGTCAATGGTCAGCACCTGCTTCGGTCTTGCGATCCCCATAAACTGCTTATGGCATTCCCAGAGGTCCATAAGCAGGCCAAACGGCATGAGCCACACTTCATCCTGCGAGAGACTCAGATGGGCCATGCCGTAATACAAAAGCCGGGTAAACAATTCTTCATCGCTTACCCGGCCGCCGTGTTTTTTCCCTCCGGCTCACTTTCCACGTTCCGCTTGGTACCCCGGTACATTGCCTCCATGATGGCGTCCTTGTAATCCGTCAGCTCCATCGGGGAGGTGAGAAGCTCCACCTCATCGGCAGTCAGCTCCGGCTTTTTGTCCTCCGGGTGTTTCAGGTTATGGACGAGGATAGGCTGGTTGCACAGAAGGGTGATCAGCCACACGATCTCGTCCAGAGCCATCTCAAAATTTTCCGCTTTCATCAGCTTCTCGCCCAGGTTCTCTAAGCCCCCGTAGCGTCCGGCGATGGCCTTGGTCGCCCTGGTGGTCAGGAGCATTTCGTATTCCTGCCCGCCGATATTGACAGTAGCTGTTCTTTCATCCATATCTCCAAACCTCCTATTACCCTTCGCCGCCTGCGCCCGACGTCTGATCCGCATAGGACGGCTCATAGACCTCATCGTACCAGCCCGTGATAACCGTGGGAGACACGCCGGCGTCCCCCTCGGTGACCTCAGCCTTCCAGGGGTGCTTGCCCTGGCCGTCCACCTTGTTGCGGCGCATGACTGTTCCCTCGATAGTAGGCGTGGAGAATTCAATGCTCTCGCCCTTGGTGGTCAGGTTGGTGGCAGGGATGCCGAACTTCACCTTGTACAGCCAGAAATAGCGGTACTTGCCGTTTGCTTTCTTTGCACGAAAACCAATGGCGACAGGTGCGCCGCCGTCCTCACTGGCGGAGATGATAACGCCGTTCTGGTCGATTACCGCTCCTGTCAGGTCAGACGCAGCGGCTGCGCCGATATCGTCCACGCCAAGGGTGAGGGTGCCGCTCTGGAACTCCTTCACCACCTCCGCAGCGCCATCGTCCGCATACAGCGTCGCCTCAGCAAGCTCCACGGAAAGCTCTGCGGTCATGGCTTTCGCAAGGGATGCCGGAGTGGCGTAGGTCTCGTTGCCATCCTCATCTTCCGTGATTTTTGAATAGAAAAGTTTATCAAGGCCAATGGTAGCCATATCTCATTCCTCCGTTTCATAGGTTTTCGCCACGTCAATGGCGTAGTGGTGGTAGCCGGTATCGTCCTCATGCCCGATATACCGTCTGTCCGTAATGGTAAAATCAGCGGAAAGCAAAGCTTTGGAAAGCTGCTTTTTCCGCTTCAGATAGTTGCCCCTGGAGAACAGGGAGAGCCGTGCCTCCTGGGTCTCGTATTCCGGCAGGTTATCCGCATGAAGCTCGTAGGTATCCGCAAGCGGCGTGACTACCACATATTCGTCCGGCGGTTCATCGGAGAACACGCCTGTTTCAACAGGCAGACCAACCGCTTCTATCACAATTTTCAGTTCCGAAAGTAAACTCAAATGTTCTCCACCTCCTCGTCCAGCTTTGCCTTCATGGCGCTGATACAGGCGTTTTTGGATGCCGACCGGGCGGGCTTCAGAAACGGCTTAGCAGGCTGGCCGCTTTTGCCGTATTCCAAAATGGTGGCGATCTTGGCATTGCTGTCGCCGTCCGAACGAGGCTCGGAAAAGCCCACCTTTATGTCAAAATCCCCGTTCCTGTCCTGCAGGGCGGGAGAAGTGCCAAGGGAGCGTAAAAGCTCCCCGGTGCTTCTGGAGTCATACTTTGTCCCGCTGCCAATGACAGACTGCAGGTTGGAGCGCACCTTGTCTTCCACGACCTCTGCACCTGCCTCCAGCACTTTCGGGATGATCTCATCCGTCTTATCCGCCAGCCGGGATACCTTCATCAGAAAATCCTCCGGCATTTTCATTTGAACCTTAGCCACCTGCTTTCACCTCCATCCCCAGCACCTCCAGATACATCCCTCTGCCTTTGACATCCTCCACAGAAGTGATCTCGAAGGTATGCCCGTCACAGAGAATACGCATATCTGTGGTGATTTCCACACCTGGGATCACACGGAACCGAAAAAGGTCGGTGGCAGTGGAGAAGGACGCCATGTTCGCCCATTTCTCACTGCCATGCCGACCTTCCCGGTATGCCCGTACCTCAGCTACGGTCACATCCGTTTCCGTCTTGAAGCCGTCCTCATCCTGTGTAAACCGTTTCTCTACGATGGAAAGGAAGGTGTTCATCTTGCCAAAGCTCATACTCACACCTTCCAATCTCGGTCAAGCCGTAAGAGAAGGTTGACCGTGTTCCACACCTGCTGCGCCGCATTGGTGTTGTCTGCGAAGAAGCCGCCTGTGGAGCCGTCCCTGGACTCATAGAAATGCGATGCCAGCATGATCACCGCCTGTTCGGTAGTGGCCGGCATCGCATTGTCTGTATAGTGGCCCTCCGGGATATGCTGGTAGCTTTCCGCATAGGAAACAGCGGCGGTGATGTAGCCCTTCAGAAGTTCATCATCCGCCGAATGCTCCAGAATGAGATTGGCTTTTACTTTTGAAAGCAGTTCTTCCATCACCGTCGCCTCCTTTTATTAGCCCGCAGACTTCTGCGCCAGCACCTTGATGGCCTCCGGCAGGATCAGCTTGCCGTCCACGCGCTGGGAAGCAAGGAAACCTACCTGGCCGGTAGCGGCATACAGCTCGTTCAGACGCTTGAAGGAACGTCCCTGTCTGTCCGCGATCCAGTAATAGCTAAAATCACCGAAAGCCACGGTCTTTGCGTCTGCCGCAATGGCAGGCATATACGCAGAGGTGCGTACCGGCTTTCCAAGCAGCAGGTCAGGAGCGCCTGCGGTCAGGGAAGGCTGCCACAGGTACTGGCTCTGGTTGTCCTTCAGCTTGCGAATCGCCTTGATGGTGGAATCGTTCAGCACCCACACAGCGTTTCTGCGGTAAGGGGCTTTCAGGGAGTAGAACAGGTCAATCAGCTCATCGGCAGTGATAGCTGTGGCAGATGCCGCAGTCACCCCGGTTTCCGCTCCGCCCGTGGCGGCAAGGATACCCAGCGGCTTGCCGGAGCCGTCCCCGGTAAAGAACGCTTCCTCCTCCTTAGCGCCGATGCGGCGGGCAAACTCACGGGAGATGTAGCTCTCCAGGTCAAAGACGCTGTCGTTCAAAAGCTCCTCAGATACCTTGATCATGGTGCCCAGCTTGTAAGCACCGATGGACACCTGACCGAAGGAATCATCGCTCTCCAGGTATGCACCTTCCTCATCAATCCAGGAGGCGGTACCCTTGGTAGCCACCACAGGGATCTTGCGGTCGCCGCTGGAGGTCTGGATGATCTTCGCCAGCTGACGGAAAATGTTCTCCTCCTCCAGAGCCTCTACCAGAGTGCGCTCGTACTCGTCAGGGACGAGATACCCGCCCTCGGAATCGGTGCCGATCTGCAATGCGTTCATCACAGTGGGCATGGGAGTCTTGGAGCGCATCATGTTCCAGAAGTTCTGGCGGTACTCATCGGTAGCGCGGCCGGTCTTGGCAGTTTCCTTGCCGTTCATGGGCTTGCCAGTGAGGGGCTTGTTCACCGGGCGGTTCAACTCCGCATCCAGCGCCTCCTGGCGCTCCAGACGGGCGATCTCCTTGCCAAGATCGGTGATCTCCTGCTCCATACGGGAGTAGGTGGCGTCATCCTCAGCGGACAGCATACCTTTGTCGTTTCTATGGGAATCCAGGAATGCCTTGGTGGCCTCCCACGCCTTGGCGCGCTTTTCGCGCAGTTCAAGAATAGTCATAGTCGTTATCCTCCTTAAAATTTCATCAAATTAAGCCGCTCATAGAGACTGTCTACGGAGCGGCCCTGGGGTTCAGGTTTCGGTTTGGTTTTACATTTCGCTGCGATCTTATCCATAAGGGAATTGACCACAGCAGCCTTGGAATACAGCATGGATACCGCAGGCGGTTCCATATCCTCCGGCACTTCGGAGCGCTTGAGAATATCATCGGCAAAGCCAAGCTCCACCGCCTTGCCTGCATCCATCCAGGTTTCCGCATCCATAAGGTGGGAGAGCCTTGTGCGGGAGAGACCGGTCTTGATCTCATAGGCATTGATGATGGAATCTTTCACGCTCCCAAGCATCTCGATGGCTTTCTGCATCTCTGCGGTATCGCCCATTGCCACGGTCATGGGGTTATGGATCATCATCATGGAGACAGGGCTGACCAGCACCTTTGTGCCAGCCATCGCAATGACCGATGCGGCGCTGGCCGCAATGCCATCGATTTTGACCGTAACGTTGCCCTTGTAATCCATCAGCATGTTGTAGATCTGAGCCGCCGCCACACAGTCGCCGCCGGGGCTGTTGATCCAGACGGTGATATCGCCGGAGCCTGCCATCAGTTCCTCCTTGAAAAGCTGCGGCGTGATGTCGTCGTCAAACCAGCTTTCCTCGGCGATGGTGCCGTTCAGGAACAGCGTTCTCTCCACTGTTTCCGTCTGATTCTCCTGATTCGTCACCGTCCTGTTTGTCCACTTCCAGAACTTCTTCATCGGGATTTTCCTCCTTTCCTGGTTGTGTATCTGCAAAAGCTCCGGCGTTACCAAGCGGGAGCATATTGCCATTGATAAGGTAGAGATCGCCGCCATCCTCGGCTGGGATGCGATCCATGTTCTCCAGTTCCCGGATGTCGTTGGCGCTCATCCAGCCGTTCTGCCTTGCTGTGGCATAGCCGGACATCCTGCTGGCATAATCACCACGAAGCAGCCCTTCCACGTTAAACTTGGCAAAGTACTGTTTCTTTTCCTCCGGTGAAAAGAGCGTCCGCTGGATGGACTGCTCCCAGCGCACCAGCCAGGGTTCCAGTGTGTATTTCACGAACTCCAGAGACTGCTGCTCAATATTGGAAAAGCTGGACTTTTCCAGGTCGCCCACCATATGAGGCGGCACTCGGAATATACGGGCGATCTCGTTGATCTGGAACTTTCTTGTTTCCAGGAACTGCGCCTGTTCCGGGGAGATGCCGATAGGCGTGTATTTCATGCCCTCCTCTAAAACGGCGATCTTGTTGGCGTTGCCGCTGCCGCCGAAGGTGGACTGCCAGCTTTCCCGGACACGGCCTGGGTCTTTGATTGTTCCCGGATGCTCCAGCACGCCGCCGGGAGCAGCACCGTTGGCGAAGAACTTCGCCCCGTATTCCTCACAGGCGATTGCCATGCCGATGGCGTTTTTCGCCATAGCGATAGGCGAATAGCCCACAAGCCCGTCAAATCCAAGCCCCGGAATATGCAGCACATCCGAGGGTTTCAGCCGCACGACTGTGCCCTTGACCGTTGGCGCATCGTCGGTGCTGACCGTGTATTCGTAGTAGAGCTTGCCGTCCCTGTCACGGTCTACCGTCATCCTGTCCGGCATCAGCGGATAAAGGGCAATGACCTCGCCCTTGCCGTTGCGGATGATCTGGGCGTAGGCGTTGCCCCACAGGAGAAGGTGGGTCATGAGCGTTTCCCGGAACACAAAGGAACTCATCTCCGGGTTCGGTTCATCATGCAAAAGCAGATACAGCGGATGGTCGATGCCCTTTTCCTTGCCGCCGTCCTCCTTATAGCGGTAGAGGTGGAGCGGCAGTCCCGCCACAGCCTCTGCCAGGATACGGACGCAGGAATACACCGCCGTCATCTGCATGGCGGAGCGTTCATTGACCCGTTTGCCCGCCGAGCTGCTGCCAAAGAAAAAGCTGTAGGCGCTGCCCGTGGTGCGGTTCTGGGGCTTATCCCTGGAACGGAAAAGCCCTGAAAAGATACCCATATGTGATCACCGTCCTTTCTCAAATAAACAAAAGGCCCCGGCTGTCATAAATCGAAGCTCCCGTATCGTTGCCACAGCGGATCGCCCGGTCAAGCCCCATGATGGTGGCGATTGCCCCGTCGATCTTCTCTGTGGATTTTTCCTTGTCCGCCTTGATGTTGCCTGCCGGGTCGGTGCGGATGTAGATGTTATCCATCATCCACCGCAGCACCGGGTGGCCACCGTGGGCGACCTTTTCCTCCAGCACCAGCTTCATCAGTTCTTTAGTCGGCGGAGACATATCTTTAAAACCCTGCCCGAAGGGGACTACCGTAAAGCCCATGCCTTCCAGGTTCTGCACCATCTGCACAGCGCCCCAGCGGTCGAAGGCAATCTCCCGGATGTTGAACTTCTCGCCGAGCCTTTCGATGAATTTCTCAATGTAGCCGTAGTGGACCACGTTGCCTTCCGTGGTCATCAGCGTCCCCTGCCGCTCCCACAGGTTGTAGGGAACATGGTCGCGCCGGACACGAAGATCCAGAGTTTCTTCCGGTATCCAGAAGTATGGAAGGATATAGTATTTGTCCTCCTCATCCATCGGTGGGAACACCAGCACAAAGGCTGTGATATCCGTGGTGGAGGATAAGTCCAGACCGCCGTAGCAGATGCGCCCCTCCAGATCGTCCTCGGAAACAGTGAATGCACAGGCGTCCCATTTTTCCATCGGCATCCAGCGCACCGACTGCTTGACCCACTGGTTGAGCCTTAGCTGCCGGAAAGCGTTCTCCTCGCCCGGATTCTGCTGGGCGGATTCACAGGCGGCTTTGACCTTATCGATACCCACCGTGATGCCGAGAGATGGATTGGCTTTCTTCCAGACCTCCGGGTCTGTCCAGTCCTCATCCTCGGCAGCACCGTAAATGATGGAGTAGAAGGTGGGATCGACCTTCCTGCCTTCCGCAATGTCGATGGCTTTCTGATGCACCTCATAGCAGATGGAGTTGGTGTCGTTTCCGGCAGTAGTGATTAGGAAATACAGCGGCTGCATCCTGGCGTCCCCGGAGCCCTGGAGCATAACGTCAAAGAGCTTTCGGTTGGGCTGGGTATGCAGCTCATCGAAAATGACGCCGTGGGTGTTGAAGCCATGCTTGTTCGCCACATCTGCTGACAGCACCTGATAGGAGCTGTTGGTAGGGAGATAGGTGATCTTCTTCTGGGATTCCAGGATCTTTACGCGCTTTGAGAGTGCCGGGCAAAACCGCACCATGTCCACAGCCACATCAAAGACGATCTTTGCCTGGTTCCTGTCGGCGGCGCATCCGTACACCTCGGCGCGTTCCTCACCGTCCCCGCACAGGAGCAGGAGCGCCACAGCGGCGGCAAGCTCCGATTTGCCCTGTTTCTTCGGTATCTCGATGTAAGCTGTATTGAACTGCCGGTAGCCGTTGGGCTTTAGGACACCGAACAGGTCACGGATGATCTGCTCTTGCCAGTCGATCAGTTCAAAGGGCTTGCCTGCCCAGGTGCCTTTGGTGTGGCAGAGGGACTCGATGAACATGACCGCATAGTCGGCGGCGTCCTTATCGTAGTGCGAGGTTTTCGCCATAAACCTGGTAGGCTTGTATTTCTTCAGTTTTCGCATAGGCACCACCTCCAAAATGGCATAAAAAAGAGCCGCATGACTGCGACTTCCAAAATGTATCTGTACGAGAGAAAGAGCCGTGCGGCTCGTTCTCAGGGTATTGTTTTCGCTGTTATTTACTGCTGCATCGCCCAGGCAATAGCGTGACCGCCATCCTCGAAAAGTTCCCCGCTCATGGCGATGAGGTTCAGTCGGCACTCGATGTGGCTGTATCCGGTTTCCTCCGGGGTCTCAATGAACTCGTACACTCCGGCGATGAATCCCTTCCATGCGTGGTCGGTGACCAGTACCTTATCGCCCATCTTCAGCACTGCGCCTTCTCCGGCGGTAACCTTCATCGAAAGGTTCTCCATCGTGCTGGTGTTCGGTAGCCGGTAGTGGTTTTCGCAATTCTCGGTGTAGTCTTCGTATCTCTTAATTCCTGTGTTTTCCATCATCGTATCCTCCGATTTCTTAGTTGCTCCTGAGAACATCCACCAGCCATTCCGCTTCCTTGTGGTATTCGCCGGTGGCTTTCTCCAGAATGCTGCTGTCTTCATCGATGTAGCAAAGGGCTTTTCCGACCTTCACAAATCGTGTGTTCTCGTATCCGGGAAGGCTGGTGCGGTAGACCTTTGCGCTGCGGCTCTCACCGTCGTAGCTCTTGCCATCCCAGCCGTTGAAGGTGAAGCGGACGCTCTCGCGGGTCCTGGTAAAGCTCCCTTCAAAATCCTCTCTGGTGATTGCGGTGTTATGCTCCTTAAGGCTGAAGCTGTTCCTCATCTGGTAAATGTTCATCATGTTGGTTTCCTCCGTTTTTCTTTGTTTTCCCTTTCGGTGTGTACATATTCGCTCTAAAAGCACAGAATAGCAAGTTAATTCCGAGCATAATCTGCACAAAGATCAGTGGAGGAAACTGTGTACATTACTCCTGCATATGGCGGTGGATCGTCTCGATGATCTGTTCCTGCTCGGCGGTGTCCACGCCGATTGACCGGAGCGCCTGCCTTGTCCCACAGTCTGGGCAGATGAGGGTCTTGTTGTCCTCCCTGGAAAGCGCCGGAGCGCCATGATAAGTCCTGCCGCAAAGTGGGCAGACCGCCGTCCTTATGATGTTATCCTTCATAGCCGCATACCTCCCTGCATTTTTCGTAGGCGTCGATCAGAATGTTCTTGTCGAAGTAAAAGGTGTCGTATCCCTCCAAGCAGGTCCTCATGTAAAAGTTGGTGGGGATGCCGATGGGGCGCTCCTCATGCATGATGTAGGCAAAGGCCGTCACCGTTCTGCGTTTCCCTGTACGGATTCCCTTGTATTGGAGATTGATGTCCTTCTTGTAGTAGAAATTGGGAAATCCCTCGTAGCGGTCGAGGGCGGCTTCATCCGCAGCCGTTACCTCCCAGATCACCACGGGAACCGTGCCGCTTTCGCATTCCTCAATCGTGAGGTAAGAGCCGGTCTTGCTTCCTTTGAACAGTAGCTCCCATCCCTTGAGAGCAGCTGTACCAAGGATCGTGGCGTGAGGGCAGCGCATCTGCATCTGCGGAACATTGAGGTTGCTGCCGTAGGCGATGTAGTATCTTTTTTCTTTCATGTGTATCCATCCTTTCCTGGAGGACTTAGGTTACTTGTCCTTCTACCACCCTAAGACCGCCGAAGCGGTCAGGGGCAGGGCATTTAACCTAAATCCTTCAAGCGGCTGCTCTGCCATGCCGGAAGGCTGTATCTCCAGTAAGGTTGCGGGTCAGGAAATCTCTGGCCGTTGCGAACTCCTCGCCGATGAAGCCCATGCGGAGGAGCCAGGTTCTCATGGCGTACTTGGGGTTTTCGCTCTGCTGGGGCTTGGGGCTTGCCGTCCGCACATCCTTTGCCATCTGGCTCAGGGCCAGGCAAAGCTGAATGTAGCTTTTGAGCTGTCCTGCGTGGATGCCGCCCCGACGCTCTGTGGTCGGCTCGTCAAACTGGAAGAGCCTGAACTCGACTGTCCCTTTGGTAAAGGTGGCGTGGAGGTTGAGCATATGGTAGCGGCTGTCGTTGTAATGCTGGTTCCTGCCGTAGCTTGCGCCGTGGCTGGTGTACCAGATGTCCGCAAGCTGTGCCATCGTCTTGGGCTTTCTGCTGTTGACCTTGGCGAGAAAGTTGGGGTCTACCGTGCGGCAGTAGCGGCTCATGCGGCTGCGGTCGAGCTTTAAAGCCTCGGCGATCAGGCTTTCGTGGCTTGCCATGATGTTGGCAAGGTTCCGAAGGCTCTGCGGCGTATGCCCCTGCGCACCGATGTGGATGTGGACTCCGCATCCCCTGGAGGCGTCGCTTTTCGCTCCCGCGTGTCTGAGCTGTCTGCAAAGCTCCTGCAGGGTCTCAATGTCCCCGTAGGTCAGGATCGGGGTGACCAGTTCGCATTTCTGCTCGTCCGGTCCTGCGATGGAAACGTCCTTCTGGAATTTCCACTCGCGCCCTTGTGCGTCCCAAGCCGACCAGGTGCTGTAGCCGTTGCGGCCTGCGGTATTCTCAAATCTGCCTGTACCGAAGAAGTCGGCGGCAACCTTGGCTGCCTTCTGGCGGGTGATGCTGTTCATCTCGACCTCGACCCCGATGGTCTGGTTTTTCATCTCTGTGATCTGCCTTGCTGTTTTCTCGTTCATGGTGAATCCTCCGTTTTCGTTTGGTGTGTTTTCCCTTTCGGTGTACACATATTCGCTCTAAAAGAGGATAATAGCAAGGCCATTTCCGATAATATACTACACAAAGATGACCGCAAAATATTGTGTAGTTTACACCTGTTTATTACCATCAGATGTGTTCTTAACCTTTTGGCACAGATCCTCTCCAAACGCCACGGAAAGGCCGCTGCCGTTGTCCCAGGCGACCATGATGGAGCCGATATCATCCACGCCCATCACAGTGCCCTGTGTGCCGATTGGCGGTGCCTGGGGATCGTCCATTTGTAGCAGCTCCACACGGGTGCCGGAAGGAAACTCCTTGCGGATGCGCTCCACAACTTCCTTACTCGGAAACCGCATGGTCAGCACCTCCATTCTTAAATGCCGAAGAACCGGAGAGGTTCTTCAGCAGGATCTTGCGTTCGACTTTGTATTCACTGCCTATGAAGCCCAGGCGCAGGAGAAAGCAGCGGAAGGCGTACTTCTCATTATCCACCGCTTTCTCCGTGACCGTCACGCGCTTGGCGTTTTTGCTCATCTCGCAGAGTGCGGAAATGAAATGGGTGTAGGCTTTGACCGCATCGGCGTCAGGCATCTCTCTAAACCAGGGAAATGCTACCCGGTCTTCCTGAATCTCAATTGGAAGTTCGCTAACACCGAGCGCCTTCTTAATCAGGCTACCTTTGGCATCCAGCAGTTTAGTGAGGTTGCCAACCGCCGCTTTGTCCAGCGGAATCTCCACTGTAAGCCCCACAGTTTCGCTCTGTGGCGCAGTGTCGGCGGCTTCGGATTCTTCCTCGGAGAGCTGTTCCTCGCCGTCCTGCGCCTCGCATTCAAAGCCTGCGGCGGTGATAGCTTCAAGTACCTGCTCGACCTCCTCGCTGTCGGCGCAGTCGTCAAACAGGAGCGTCCCGTCCTTGGTGACCGTGAAGTAGTCGATCTCATAATTGCAGGTGGGCATGAATTTGTATTCCGCCCTGGCACCTGTGGCATCCGAAATGACCTTGACCAGTTCCTTGCGCTTTGCGCCTGTCACATTGTATCTGATTTCCATGTGCGAAAACCTCCTTTGTTTTTGGTAGTCACATATTCGCTCTGAACCCCTGAAATAGCAAGCGATTTCCGCACATTTTGCTTTAGAATAGCTGCCTGATCATTCGCCGGATAACTGTGCATAGTACACGATGCCGGAAAGCACAAAACAGACGTTGGGAAGCGCCACGCCGTTGCCCCACATCTTGTATTCCGCAGAATCGGAGTGAGGGTCTTTCAGCCACTTGATGATCTGATTGCGGCTCTTCGGCTTAGAGGAAGCTCCCATGACCCTCCGGTGTGTCTCAAACACCTCCGTCCAGAACTCGATCTCTTCCTCGGTCGGTTCGTCAGTCTCTAAATTGGAACACCACCAGTCCGGGAACCCTTGCAGTCTGGCACATTCGGTAGGCGTCAGTCTGCGAACAATGTAGTCAGGCTCCTTGGATACGGTAGGCGGATCTTTGAAATCTGTAGCGACCAACGTTTCCGTCACATCATCATCCGTAAAATTGGTGTGAAAGGAACTCTTGCTTGAATGATAGATAGGCTGTCCGACCGCTCCCGGTCCTTTGGACACCATCGTTGGCTCGATCTCTGTTTCCACCGTGATTCCGAACTTGGCATTCCGTCCCATGTTGTATGTGGCACGGTCGATTCCGTAGGCTACCGCATGACGGTCGGTAGCATCCAGCGTGAAGGACACATCCTCATTGACGCCGCTGCCCTGGGGACCGTTCTTGTCGGATCTTCCGATCATGGAACCCTGCACAGCCACCACAGCCATGCCGCCCTGGTTGCAGGAGGGATTGCCGCCCCCCCTGTCCAAACAGCGGGAAGTGTCCGCTTCATAAAAACCGCTGTGCGGATTGTCCGATTGCATGGCGTGGCTCTGCTTGGAGCAGATGCCGTAGACCTTCGGCACAAATACCGTCTGGTCATTGTTGCAGCCGAGGGTAGCGGATTTGTTCTCCTGAATTAATGCACCCTTGCCGCCGCCCTCACAACCGGAGCGGATCTTCAGCGTCTTTGGCGTTTCCACCACGAAGGGCTGATTGTTGCCGCCCGTTCCGTAGGTAGACATGACCGTTGGTGCCGTCTTCAATGGACCGGTGTATCTGGTGTCCTGGCTATGGTTCTCATAGACTGCTGCAGGGACTGTTCCTGCCCGGAGGGTGGGAGAGGTTTCCTCCTCGTAACCGATGGAGCGGCTGTGTGCGGAATGCTCGGTGCAAAATCCTGCCGATTCCATCACGCAGGGAGGATGATGGGCTTCTGCCCGGAGAGTGCAGGTGACGCCGTCCGTTACATCCATACGGTTTCCACCCTGGTCATTCAGGCAGACGCAGCCTGCCGCTCCAGAGCCTTTTTCAGAAGCTCCGGCAGCTCCTTGCCACGAACGGAAGCCCTGCGGAGTATACCCAGACACGCCTTCGGACTCAAATAGTATTTTTCCGGCACTCCCGCCTGCAAGATCTGCGACAAGGTAGATACGTTTTCTGCGCTGGGGAACTCCCCAGTACTGCGCATCAAATACCCGCCATGCGAGACTGAAATCATCTGCCACGATCTCTCCGGCGGTCGGCCACCCCTCAGGTCGAGGAGTATGAATTTCGTATCCCTTGACCGAGCAGACCTCTTCGAGGACGGACTGGAAGTCCGCGCCCTTGTTGGAGCTGAACGCGCCGGGGACGTTCTCCCATATGATGTATCTTGGATATCTGCCATTGGTTTTGCACCTCATTTCCTTTACGATTCGGACGGCTTCATAGAAAAGACTGGAACGGGAGCCGTCCAAGCCCTCCCGCCGACCTGCGATACTCATGTCCTGGCAGGGTGAGCCGAAGGTGATGATATCCACCGGCTCAATATCTGCGCCGTTCATTTTCGAGACATCGCCGTAATGCTTTATAAACGGCAGCCGTTTGGTGGTCACCCGGATAGGAAACGGCTCGATCTCCGAAGCCCACACAGGGGTAATGCCGGAGATCAAGCCGCCTAAAGGAAAACCGCCGGAGCCGTCAAACAGGCTGCCGAGGGTCAGTTTATTCTGTTCCATCCGCGACCTCCTCATAGCTGTATGTCTTACCGTCTCTCAGGACGCTTACGCCATCCGCAGAGCCGACCTGCTCGATGTAGCGGTTCACGATGACATCGCAGAACTTCTCGTCCAACTCAATGGTTCGGCAGATGCGGTCGGTCTGCTCACAGGCAATGAGGGTAGAACCGGAGCCGCCGAAGGGGTCCAGCACCACCGAGTTTGCCATACTGGAGTTGCCGATGGGATAAGCCAGCAGTGGGATTGGCTTCATGGTGGGATGGTCGCCGTTCTTCTTGGGTTTGTCGAACTCCCAGATGGTGGTTTCCTTCCTGCCCGTGTACCACTGGTGCCTGCCGTTTTTCTTCCAGCCGTACAGCACAGGCTCATGCTGCCACTGGTAGGGAGAGCGTCCAAGTACCAGGGACTGCTTCTTCCAGATACAGCAGCCGGATAAATAAAATCCCGCATCGGCAAACGCCCTGCGGAAATTGAGTCCTTCGGTGTCGGCGTGGAACACATAGATGGATGCGTCCGCCGCCATGACCGACTCCATATTCTGAAATGCGGCAAGCAGAAACTCATAGAATTTCTCGCCTGCCATATTGTCGTTCTTGATTTTGCCCGCCGAGCCTTCATAGTTGACGTTGTACGGCGGGTCCGTAATAACCAGGTTTGCTTTGACGCCATCCATGAGTGTGGTGTATGTCTCAGCCTTCGTGGAGTCCCCGCACACCAGACGATGCCTGCCAAGCGTCCATACATCGCCAAGCCGGGAGAACGCAGGTTTTTGCAGTTCCGCGTCCACATCGAAGTCATCCTCTTTGGCTTCCATGCCGTCATCAAACAGAGCTGCCAGTTCCTTTTCATCAAAGCCGGTGAGCAGAGGGTCAAAGTCCATGCCCTGCAAAGACTCGATCTCCACACGCAGAAGCTCCTCATCCCATCCGGCATCCATCGCCATGCGGTTGTCGGCGATGATGTAGGCTTTCTTCTGAGCTTCGGTAAGGTGGTCGGCAAAGACACACGGAACTTCCTTGATGCCTTCTTCTTTGGCAGCAAGAATACGTCCATGTCCGGCGATTACATTGAAATCCCTGTCAATGATAACGGGGTTGATAAAGCCGAACTCCCGGAGGGAGGAGCGGAGCTTCGTAATCTGCTCCGGGGAGTGGGTGCGGGCGTTGTTCACATAGGGTACCAACTTGGAGATTGGCACCAGCTGCATTTCCGTTGTCGTTTTCATCGCACCAGCCCCCATTCCGCAAATTTCTCAAAGCCGCCGAGGGACTGGATGTATCTCCGGGCAGTCTCCACGATCTCCGCATAGGGAATGCCGTCCACAGTATCGTCTCCGATGGCGCAGCACAGTTCCACCGGCTTTCCCGTTTCCTGCGCCTTCAGCCAGGCGTAAATATTGACCGACACATCTGCCTTGGAGAGATCTTTTCCATGCAGACCGCCGCCTGTGACGGAGTCTGCCATGTCGCTGCCCAGCTTGCGATTGGTGGCACCCGTGTCCACGTCCGTGCCGCCCGTCCAATCACCGAGCGGATTGATCTCGGCGTGAGGATACACTTCCTTGAGGTGCTGAGTCCTGGCGTTGCTCTGACAGAGAATTAGCCTTGCACCGTCCAGAATGCACTTCCCGTCATAGGGATAAGTGTGATACACACTTTTGGCGATCTCGCAGAGTGCTTTCTGCTCCTCCGTAACCGGCACCCCTTTGAAAATGCCGTTGTCACCGCAGCGGATTCCTTCTGCCTGGTTATTGGCAAGGTGTCCGTCCTGCGGCACTTTCACATAGTCCGTGTGCAGATTTCCTGCAATGCGGTGAACAATTGATTTTACTTCATCCAAAGAGATGTGTGCCGATGTCTCCGCAATGATATGGCAAACGCCGTGACCGATGAGAACCTCCACGGCGATCCTTGGATTTTCTTCTTTTCTGTACGCCGCATCCACCAGAGCGCCGGCGATACGGTCAGCCACCTTGTCCGGGTGGCACGGATTTACCTTTTCAAACATAGCTTTATCCTTTCCGCGCCCGCAGCAGACGCTCCATCAAATCATCCTGGGGAGATACCTCGCCGTAGTCGGTGCTGCAGTTTTCCTTTACGATCTGGAAGATCTCGTTCCAGAGCCGCACCGCCTGGTTCATGTAGTTGATGCCGATGTTGATAAAAGGCGATGGGATCGGCTTCTGGGTGGTCGGGTGCTTGGAGAGGAAGCCCATGCGGTTGGTCATCTCCTCGCACTGAATCCAGCGGGCGCTGCACATGGCGTACCGCTCCAAAAGCTGTGGGGACACCTTAGCGGCACAGCCGATCTTCTTCAGCCACTCCCAGGTTTCTTTATAGATTTCCTCTGCCTGGAGCGTACTTCCGTCACGCTGCTCGGCAGAGAGGAACTCATGGGGTTTTGGCATATCGACACCCTCGACTTCGGGAATGTCCAGCACTTCTAATCTTCGTCCGCCCGGATTGCCGTTCTCGGCTTTCTCCTTGACGGCAGACTTTTTTCTTCCCGCACCGGGTCTCGCACCTCCGCGCCCGCCTGTGTTATTGGATTTTGTCGGCATTTTCTCACCTCTTTTCCGTAAAAAATAAGCAGCCCTGACAGGCCGCCGTCAATTACCCTTTTGATTTCGCCTTTTTCGCGCACGAAGCCCCAGGCCGCTGCCCGCGTACAGGACTCGCAGAGATTTTGACCGCCCTACCGGTCGCCAAGGTCGTGGTGGATCTTGGTATGGCAGGAACGGCAAAGGCTCATCAGATTGTCCCTTGCATGAGTGCCGCCCTGAGAGATGGGAACGATGTGGTGTACCTCATCCACAGGAGTCAGCCGTCCTTCCTTCAGACACATCTCACAGAGAGGATGCGCCGCAGCATAGCGGTCACGGATGCGTTTCCAGGCTCTGCCGTACTTCTTATTTACGTCCGCACTGCGTTCGTATTTGTTGTACTGCCTGCGGGCGGCTGCTTCGTGTTCCTTGCAATACTGACCGTCCGTGAGGTTGGGACAGCCGGGGTAGGAGCATGGCCGCTTTGGTTTCCTTGGCATCGTCTCACCTCCTTGGGGCATAAGAAAAGCCCCCACAGGATCGCTCCCATGAAGGCCGTTCTGTATTCTACTTCGCTATTGTAATGATATCACAGGACGGGTGTGCCATACTGTGCCAAACCGTGCCAACTTTCAATCCGGGACAGAAAAATTCTGGAGAGCCGACCCGTGTATGCGGTGTACCGTGCGAAGCGACACGTTCAGCATCCGGGATATCTCCTCCCAGGAGCAGTTGTCCAGGTAACGGTAACGGAGTACCAGCTGCTCCTCACGGCTGGCAAGCCTGTCGATTGCCGCATTGATGGTTTCCTTGAGACACACCAGATACGCCACCTTTTCCGCCACATCCCTCTGGATGGCGTCGATTTTCTCAAGGCACCGGACAAAAGGGGCTTCTGTCGGCTTGTTTGGATTGTAGTGCGGTTCGAAATTACTGCCTGAGACGCTGCTCGATAAATCCCTCCAGTAGTCAATCTCACGCAGACGGCAGTTTATAAGGGCATCCAGGTGCCGCGCCTGGTTCAGATACTCTTTTGCGGTCATGCGTCCACCTCCTTCTGCAGGGAGCGGATCAGCATCTCGCCTTTCACATCTGTGAGTGCCGAATACCACTGCGAACGGAAGAACCGCTCAATTTCGGCTTTATCCGCTTGCGCCGCCCTATTACGGGAGTTGGCTTTCAGGCTTTTCAGCGCCATGCGGTAATCCTTCACAGCTTGCAGGATGATGGCGTTCGCAAGGTCCTCGTAAATCGTGATATTGCTCATATTCGCACCTCCGAAATTTTGATCCTCGGATTGGCACGGATTTTCTTAGATTGTCTCAGATTTTCAAGTCCGCTTTCACGGCATCGATCAGGGCCGTCTGGGTATGCTCCTTTTTGGAGAGGGCTTTCATGATGCGTTCGTCAATGGTGCCCTTTGTGACGATGTGTTGTACCACCACAGTTTCAGAAGTCTGCCCCTGCCGCCAGAGCCGCGCAATGGTCTGCTGATAAAGCTCCAGGCTCCAGGTCAGTCCGAACCACACGATGGCCGAACCGCCGCTCTGGAGATTCAGCCCATGCCCGGCGGAAGCGGGATGGATCAGCGCCACCGGCAACTCGCCATTGTTCCATCTGCGGATACTGGCGGCGTCATCCAGCTTTGAGAACGGGATATGCAGCTTTCGCAGCCTTTCCGAAATACGGGTCAGGTCATGCTTGAACCAGTAAGCCACCAGAAGCGGTTTGCCGTTGGCGGCTTCGATGATGTCCTCCAAAGCGTCAAGCTTGCGGTCGTGGATGCGGATGGTTTCGCCGCCGTCGTCATAGATTGCGCCGTTCGCCATCTGGGAGAGTTTCCCGGAGAGGGAGGCGGCGTTGGCGGCAGTGATCTCTGCGTCGCCCAGCGACAGCACCAGCTCCTGTTTCAAGTCCGTGTATTTTTTCTGTTCATCCTCGGAAAGCCGAACCGTGTATTCACTGCTGACCAGCTTTGGCATATGCAGGTGGTCGGCGGACTTCATAGAGATGGTGATGTCCGAAATCTGTCGGTAGATGGCGTCCTCTGCATAGGGCAGGGGTTTGTAGGAGTAGATGACCTGGCCGTTTCGCTTGTCCGGCGTGAAGTAATCGGTGCGGTACTTGGTGATGAACCGTCCAAGCCGCTGCCCCATGTCCAGGATGCGAAACTCCGCCCACAGATCCATCAGACCGTTGGACGCAGGAGTGCCGGTCAGTCCGACGATGCGGCTCACCTTTGGTCTGACCTTTAACAGTGACTTGAACCGCTTTGTCTGGTGATTCTTGAACGAGGATAGCTCATCGATCACCACCATATCGAAGTCAAAGGGAATGCCGCTCTCATCAATGAGCCACTGGACGTTTTCCCGGTTGATGATGTAGATGTCAGCGCGTCTCATCAATGCCGACCGGCGCTGGGCTTCCGTCCCGACAGCCACGGAGCAGATGAGATCCTGAAGGTGATCCCACTTATCCGCTTCAGCCGTCCATGTGTCCCGCGCCACTCTTAAGGGTGCGATGACCAGCACTTTATGGACCTCGAAGCTGTCAAACAGCAGGTCGGCTATGGCTGTCAGCGTGATGCTGGTTTTTCCCAGGCCGCAGTCTAAGAAGATAGCGGCTGCGGGGTGTGTCTCAATGTAATCCACCGCATATTTCTGATATTCATGAGGTTCGTATCTCATCCAGTATCCCTCCAATCTGCTCCGTATCGTCCAGCACATACACCGGAAATCCCAGCCGCCGCAAAAGCCTGTGGCGGGAAAGCTGCAGAGGTCGCGGCTTTTCTCCCAGAGCCTTGACTTCAACAAAGCCTATCCGTCCATTCGGCAGCAGCACCATGCGGTCCGGCATACCGTCAAAACCGGGAGATACGAGCTTGGGGCAGATGCCACCGGCTTGTTTGACCGCCAGGGTCAGCTTCTTTTCAATTTCTTTTTCTCTCATGGCTGTATCCTTTCTATGGGGTCGGCTAATTCAAAAGCGGCATAGGCGGCCAAGACAAAATTGTCGAGGGGCTTGCCCTTGTAGCTCCAGGCGGTCCTGCCATCCACATATACGCTGTAGCGATTGCCGCCCTTGTTGTTGATAAACACCTTTCTGCCCCGATAAGTCAGCTGATAGTTTCCATACCAGTTCTTTCGCCATTGACGGTGGGGAAAGTTACGTTTCCGTTTGGCGCGGTTTTTCATAAGCCGCTCACGCTCTCTGGCGGCGAGGATATCGCCCTCCATAATCCCTGCGCAGATACAGCCGACTGCAACAGTCTCAAAATGCTCGTCATGACGCATCACATGGACAGAGCGTACCTGTGAACAATCGCAGAGTTCGCAGGTGAACAGGTCGATGTGATCGGGATCTTCCTCTTCATCGGCCACATCGTAAATGTAGTCACAATACCAGCCGGAGAGAGGCGCTCCCCATTCCTGGAGCCGCTTCTGACACCTGCGGACATATGCGCTGTCTATTTCATACATTGACATTTTGATTTACCTCCGTGTTCTTAAAAACCTGAAAATCCTTACGCGCGTGCATATGCGTGATTTACGGGTTCTGTACAGTCTTTTTTATACATTTTCAATTTGTATGCTTTTTTAGGAACACAGGAACGAAGCCTGTAAAGTTGCCTTGCGGCGGCACATTCGGTGTGTTCCTGGCGGCGTTCCCGGAGTCTCCCCTGGGAACACTGCCGGAAGTCGGGAACTGTTCCTTATCCGCACTGTTCCCGAAAAATCAGTCAGGAACATCGCCGGGAACAAAGACGAACTGCGGTCCGTAGGGCTTGACGCGCTCCTTTTTCTCCTTGCGCACCCAGCCGAGTTTCGTGAGCATGGCTGTGAGGTTGTTGGATTCGGCGCGGCCAAGGCTGCCCTGATCCTTCCCGAAAAGCTCACACCAGATCTCCATATTGCAGACCCGTGTTCTGGCGACCGTACCAGCACGGCCGATATTATTCACCCCGGCGAGGAAGGAGCGGCGGTCGAACAGATCCATGCCGTCCCAATCCTCAGGGAGCAGAGTTTCCAGATACTCGCGCACCAGCCCTTCGCGCTCATCGGACTCCAGCGCTTCCCGTTGTTCGCTCTTGGCGAGTGTTTCCAAATCGGGAGCCAGATGCAGCTTCTCGCCGTTCTCCACAAACACCAGCACCTCCGCCCAGATCTGGCCGATGTCCTCTTGGGTGAGTTCCCAGGAGTGCTTTGCACCGCCGCCCGGCGTTTTGACCGGCCAGAACCGGCGGTTGCCCGTGGTATCCCGCAGATAGCCGGACTCGGCGTTGGTGGTGCCAAAGAAGATGCACTGCCTCGGATGTGGCGTTGCCCGTCTGCCGAATGCGGCGCGGTAGATATCGTTCTGTCGGGAGAGGAAGGAGCGCAGCGTCTCCACCTCGGCTTTGCGAAGTCCCGCCAGTTCACCGATTTCCAGAATCCAATAGCCCTGCAGCTTCTCGGCGGCGGTCTTGTCCTTGGTATCGCTCAGATTCAAACTGTCAGAGAACCATTCCCCGGCAAGGCGGGAGATGAGGGTAGACTTGCCGATGCCCTGGGGACCGTTTAAGACCAGCATGGTATCGAACTTCACACCCGGCTCCTGCACCCGGCGCACGGCGGCGCAGAGGGTCTTTCTGGTCACAGCGCGGACATAGGAATTATCCTCCGCGCCCAGATAGTCGATGAGGAGCGTGTCCACACGGGGAACGCCGTCCCACTCCGGCAGAGCCGCCAGATATTCACGGATGGGGTGGTAGGAGCGGTCGTCCGCAACTTTGGTTACAGCGATCTGATAATTGCGCTGGGAGAATGTGCCGTAGTGGGAATCCACATAGCTGATCAGCTGGGCATCGTCAGCGTCCCTCCAGTATTTGGACGGGTGCTTCCAGGGCACCTCGCCCTTGATCTCCATGCCGTCCAGCTGCTGGTTGAATACGATATTCTGGAGCTGCGGGTCATTCTGGAGGATGAGCGTGATGTTGTGGAGGTTGTTCTTTAGCACCGTGGAGCGGGGTTCATACTGGAAACGCTTCTGCCAGTCGGTATCCTCGCTGCCGGAGAAATCCGTCTCGGCATCCGCCATCCGTTCGCTTGCCGCAAGCAGCTTTACCTCATCCTGCTGCATGGCGAACTCGCACATCGCCTTATAGGACGCTTTTTCGTCCAGATCGCCAAAGCGGTGGGTGCGGACGATGTCAAAGGCGTTGCACAGCTTGAGGTAAGCCGGGTCTTTGGCGTGGTGGCTGTAGACGAACTTGTCCTCCTTGATCTCCACGCCCGCCATGCTGGAGGATGCGATCAGGTGCCAGCGGTTCTCATTGTCGGTCGGCTCATAGATATCGGAGAGAAATGCCTCCAGCGCCTTGCTGATGGGATAATAGGTGCGGTTGAACAGACCCACCACGCCCTCTTTGGTCAGCGGGTCCTGCACCTTTTGCTGTGCGGTGGTATTCGCCTTGCTTTCCCTGGAAGATGTGGGCAGTCTTGTAGGGTCGGTCCATTCCGGGTGCTTTGTGAGAATCGCATCGGGGTCGAGCCAGCCGCCGTCTGTCTCCTTATACACAAAGGAACCGTTAGCCGGCGTGGACGGCCAGTACATCAGCTGATTGGGCTGGTAGGAACATTCGTCGAAATAGTCGATGCCCAGCATCTGAGCCAGATAGCGGGACACCGCCACAAATTCCTCCGGGGTCACATCCCTGGTCAGCGGGAATACCAGCCGGACGCGGGGATTCTCCTCTGTGCTGCTGTGAGTGGTGTACAGCGCAGAGGCATAGGGGCAGAGGGACTCATAGCTATCCAGAAAAGCGGCGTCGATGCGGTCGCCGTCAAGCGCCACCATCGAGCGGCTTTCCACGGTATCGACCTTGCGTCTGCCGCCCTTCAGCACGCCCGCCACAAAGCCGCCGTGGTCTTTGGCGGCGTCACGCTGGGCGCGGCTCATCTTCGCATATTCCTCGGCGGACTCGGTGGTGCGGATGGTCACTTTGAGCCGCTCCTTTAGATTGTCAAATCGTATGGTCTTGTTGACCCATCTCTTTGCCTGCCGGTTGTTGCCGTAGGCGATGTTCAGTTCACGCATAGTCGGTTACCTCCTCGCACATAGTCGTAAAATATCTCAAACGGTAGTTCTTCCATTTGGCTCTGCGGATCTCCGCTTCCATGCCGGAAGAGATGTATTCTCCGAACACCCACACCTCGGAGCATTTACTCATGAGGGCGTTTCCGAAGAACAGTCCCAGCTGGCGCTCCTTTGGATTTTCGTCACGGAGAAACTGTGGAAACAGCAGATGCGGTGCAATGGGGATGTATCCCGCGTCCACGGCGAAGCGGCTGTATTTCCGGGCATTCTCCACGTTAACTTCCACATCCCCGGCATAGGGTGAGCAGATATAGACGATGGGCCGGAAAGCGCGGAGGGCGCGTTCCTCCTTTTCTATATTGGTGAGGGCTTCATAGGTGGTGGGGTCGTAATAGCCCTCGCTGTTGAATTTATTGATGCTCATAGGCGTTACCTCGTTAATCTTTCTTGTAAAAATCGGTCTCGTAGCCGTCGGCGCGAAGCTGCAGCCCCTTTGCCCAGGGCGGCGTCCTGCCCATCTGGTCACAGACAGCCTGCAGGGACATCCGGCGGTCGGCTTCAATGACCACTTCATCGTGGATGTGCATAACGATGGAGCAGCAGCGAAGGGTCTGCATGGCGTAGCAGAGGATATCTCGTGAGGTTGCCTGGACGATGTTTTCTACGAATTTTGGACCGTAGCTGTCAATGCGTTCCCATTTCTTCGTGCCGCCGACGCCTTCATAGGTGATACAGTCGCCGCCAAAACGGTTCTCTCCGATCTTTGGCTTCACATAGGCAAGGCTCCTGCCGGACGGCAGAGTGATAAACAGCATCCCGTTTCTGGCGGAGAATATGATGCCGTGTGTTTTCGTGGTGGTCTTACGGGTAACAGCGTCCATCACAGCGTGGTCAACCGCCCACCAGAACTGCACGATCTTCGGATTCGCCTGACGCCATGCGGAAACCAGAGCTGGAAGTTCATCCTCCTGAAGGCCCATCTCCAAAGCACCCATCGCTTTCAGCGCACCCACAGAGCCGCCGTAGCCGAGAGCCAGTTCTGCGATCTTGCCTTTCTGCCGCAGGTGGCCGTTGACGCCGTGCTTTTCTACGGGGACGCCGAACATCTGGGATGCGCTGGCGCAGTAGATGTCCTTGCCCTGGGCGAATACATCCTGCCGCCACTTCTCGCCGGCAAGCCATGCGATCACCCTGGCTTCAATTGCGGAGAAGTCCGCCACAATGAATTTCCTGTCTTCCTGCGGCACGAATGCCGTGCGGATCAGCTGAGAAAGGGTATCCGGCACATCCTCATAGAGCATTTCCAGAGCGTCAAAGCCGCCTGCCCGGACAAGTCCTCTGACTTCGGACAGATCGTCCAGATGGTTCTGGGGCAGATTTTGCATCTGAATGATGCGGCCTGCCCAGCGCCCTGTGCGGTTGGCTCCGTAAAACTGGAACATCCCTCTTGCCCGGCCATCGGAGCAGACGGCGGTCTCCATCGCCTGATACTTTTTCACGCTGGATTTCGCAAGCTGCTGGCGCAGGGTCAGCACCTTTTGCAATTGTGGCGGCGCGGTTTTCAAAAGCTCCGCCACTGCTTTTTTACCCAGGGTATCGGTCTCCATGCCGTTATCCGCAAGCCACTGTTTCATCTGCTGTACCGAGTTGGGATTGTCCAGCGAGGTCAGTTCCTTCATTGCCTGTGTCAGCTCCGAGCGGGAGCGCCCGTCCATCTGAATGGCCTGCCGCACCAGTTCCATATCCAGCCCCACGCCGCGGTCGTTGATCTCCTGGTCGAGATGGTATTCCTCCCACACGCTGTCCGGCACGGGATATTTGGAGAGCCTTGCCTGGATGGACATCTCCGTCTCCACATCGCGGATGTTGTATCGTTTGAACGCCAGCCACTTGTCCGGAGAGTGTTTGGGAAGGTTGCGGGTACGCTGACCATTGGACTTGGTTGGCGCACAGGGCTGGCAGAAATATTTAATGAGGTCTTTGCCCTCAGACAGCTTCTGTTTTTCCAATCCCAGCACAGCGCCGGCTCCCTCCAGGGATAAGGGCAGCCCCATGTACGCAGCCCAGACCATCGAGCATTTCCAGGAATCCGGCTTCAGATAGTCGCCGGTCGGATAGCCCAGAAAGTGAGACAGGCAGATGCGTTCAAAATTGGCGTTGAAGGCCCATTTGGTCACAGTCTCATTCTCCAATGCGGAAAGAATCTCCGAAGGGATTTTCTCCCCACAGGCAAGGTCTATCTGCCGCACGGGACCGCCGTCCACGCTGTAGGCAAAGAGCAGGATTTCAAAATCGGGAGACTCCACATAACGGTACACGCCGGTTTTGGCGAGGGGCTGGTCGCTGTAAGTCTCCAGGTCGATGGATAAGGTTTGCATTTCGTCACTTCCTTCCATACCCCAACAGGGCGGCAGATCGCTCCGCCGCCCTGGGGCTTAGTCGCTTATTTCTCCAGCAGCTTCATGCGGTTTTCGTGATATTCAGCGTCACGAAGCGCCTGTTCCCGCTCACGCTTTTCACGTTTGCGGTCGTAGAGAAAGGACTGGATGCTGCTGATCAGAATGACGGAGCTGATGCACAACCAGATTCCGAGAACTGTAAAGAGAAGAATTGTCTGAATTGTTGTCATAGTGTTTTACCTCCACTGTCTTAACCGAGGAAATCCTCGTCATCATCGGTTGCAAAGTCGGCTTCGGCGCTGGCCTTGCCGCCCAGGGGTTCGCCGGGACGGATGAGTTGCAGATTGTTCAGACCGCAGGCGATGCCCTTATTCCCGTTGCTATTGAAAGCGTACAGGTTGATGGACGCTCTGCCGTACACGCCGGAATACACCTCGGAGCGGGTCAGCACGGGATTGCGGTCCGCGTCCACGATACCAGGAGCGGTGGCGGAGTTGGCGTTGATGAAGTAGGCGTTCGCATAGGCGGGATCATCGGGTCTTTCAATGTCGCCATCTCTCAGCGGGGTCTTGATTGCGGAGAGAGGAGGCACGGAGCGGCCGTTGCCCTTCAGCTTGGCCTGCCCCTCCTGGTAGGCGGCTTCAATGGCTGCCTTGATCTTTGCCACCGTCTTAGTGTCAGACTTCGGGATGATCAGCGACACCGAGTACTTCGGCGTGCCGCCGTTGATGGACTTAGGCTCCCAGACGTTGGCGTAAGACCAACGGGTGTCGGGGCCGGTGATGACCTTCATAGGGTTGTTGACTCTGTTTGTGTTCGTAGACATATTACATTTCCTCCATAAAATCATTTTTTGCGGTATTCCATTCGGGCCGTTTATCGCTCGACCGCACGAGCGCCGGCCGGCCTTGCGGCTTTTCGATGTAGGGAGCAAGAAGTTCCTCGAAGCGGGATTTTCCCAGCAGCTTCTGCATGGCGGTGATGCCGAGCAGTTTCTTTTCGTAGGGGTCAAAGCCTGTGCCCTCAACGGCTGCGGCTACAGCGGATTCGCTGGTGTATTTGCGGTTGGAGCGACCCTCGACCAGCTTCCATCCGGGGAACACCGTGCCGCTGACAGCCTGCTGGAGCGCGTATTCCTTCACGTCCGCAGCCCAGGCGGTAAGAGCGTCCACCTTATCCAGGATGTCGGCGATCTCCTCATCGGTCAGGAGGGGTGGCTCCTCAAAGTCGTACCGGACAAGCGCCAGATTTGCTTCGGCTCGTTCCCGGCATTCGGCCTTTGCCTTGCAGAACCGGCACCACTCGCCGCAGTGGAAATCACCGCCACCCTCGTATGCCAGCTTTGCCTTATAGGTCAGGTCATTCTGCGCCCATTCGAGCAGACTGTCCTTTTCCATGACGCAGACACTGATATTGGATTTCCGGGGCTGGTAGATGGTCATGCGGACGGTATCAATGTCGTAAATGCCGTCAAAGATCTCCAGCGCACCCAGGGCATACAGCATCATCTGCGGATTATCCACGGCGCTGACCTCCACGCCTTTGCCGTGCTTATAGTCCACGATGTTCAGTTCACCGTCAGCGATGACAATGCAGTCGGCGGTGCCGAAGCCGTCCTGTACCCAGCGGGAGAAATCCACTCGCTGCTCGATCAGGATGACCGAGTCGGTGCAGGTCTGCTTTGCGGTCTCCAGAAGCTCTGTCACATAGGCGGCATAGACGGCGGCGCAGTCCTCCATCTCCTCGTTGTACCAGGTGAGGTTTTCGATTGGATCGTTTGCCGGAATCCCCAGAGTCTGCTTTAGCCGAAACTCACAGAGCGCATGGGCGTCCGTCCCCTCGGCGGCGTAGTCGCTGCCCTTGTCCTCGTAGGCTTCGCACAGCCTTGCTGATGGCGGGCAGTTGAGCCACCTTTCAGAAGAAGAAGCGGATAAGACTGCGTGCTTAGTTGCCATCTGCCAATTCCTCCGCTTCGGCGAGTAACGCCTTATAGTGTGCAGGGTCGATCTGTGACAGCTTGGACGCACCGTACTTTTGAAGCAGGGTGCGGATCTCGGCGGTGTGTCCCTGGCGGGATTTGTCCGCAAGCACGGCCCTGACCTGCTCCAGCGTCAGTTCCGGTTCAGGAGGAGAAACGGGAGCATCCTCTGCCGGTTGCTCTCCGCTGAACATCTTCGTCAGCCAGTCAGCGGCATCCGAAATAGCAGCGGCAGCACTGCGGAGATCTTCGATGGTCTGTGCCATATCGCTCATTCTGCTCATGTAATTTTCCTCCTTCCCTGGATTTGCTCTGCTGGCGCGCGGCAGTCAGGTTGCTCGCCAGTCTCCTTGACACCACGCTGATTGCGGTCAGGACATCAACAATGTCCTCATCGGCACGGGCGTCATAATGGTTTGCGTTGTAACTCATATCGGCGTTTTCTCCTTTCCCAAGGCGTCTTGTGTTGCCTTTCACAGACCCATCTGGACGGGAAAGGAGGAGTTGGCCGAAAGATTTTTAGAATTTTTCCTTGAGCCGCTTCAGCAGCTGATTGCGCTTATACACGAAGGTGTTCCGGGGTATATGCAGCCGCTCCGCGCCGGCCCGTTCAGACAGCCCGTCCGCAATGGCCATGAGGATCTCGTAGCTTTCCGGGTCGGATGACTGAAGCTCCGTAAGCAGGCCGTTCAGAATCAGGGCGTCGATATCGATCTCCGTGGTCAGCCTGCTGTCCGAAAGAAAGCTGGTACGGGAGACGCCGTTTTCGTAGGCGTTCTCCATCTCAGTGTCGATGGAAAGATGCTGGGGATCGTCTTTCGGGATGCAGCGAAATTCGCACTCCTCGCAGAGTCCATCGCATTTATAGCTTTTCTTGTACGGGATACAGCAGGCTCCTGCTCTTTGTTTTGCCTTGCGGGCAGCACCCACGAAGCGTTCCCAATCACGCTTCTGTTCCGGGGTGACCTCGATCCACTGCTTGAGTGGACGGTAGTAGATGGTTGATGCGTTCTGATTTTCATTGATTTTCATAAAAAGTCCTCCGTTTGTCGATTTCTCGAAACGGAGGATTCTGGTGCTGCCACAAAAGGGTGTAAAAACCTAACCGCAGTCCTGACGGAATTCTCCGTTTCGGATTGCAGCTTCCTTATCCAGTAGGCAGCTGTTTGTATTAACTTGTCCCATCAGGTGGCACTGGATCGTCCGTGGCCAACAGACGTACCGCTTGTGGGTGTGTGTTTTCACTCACAGGTACTATTTTATTGAGATTCCGGATTTTCACGAGGAAGTGGGACTTCCGGTTCAAGTGGCCGAAAAAGCCTGAAAAAAGGCAAAAAAAGAAGGCCCTCATGTCTCGAAAGACATAAGAGCCTTGATTATCTTGGTTTTATACCGGAAGTGCGACTTCCGAATTATTTTTCAGGAGCGGTCATTTTGTTCCCGTTTTTAGGTAACTGTTGTGTAATTCCGGCATCTTGCAGCTTTGCATTCCACATAAAGATGTTTTCCATGTGATGGTGTTCTATCAGGTACCGATAAATGAGGAACTCCTCGGAAGCGATCATGATATTATAGCCTGCCTTTGCGATCAGATCATAGGAGAAGGAGGGATGCAGATTCAAGCCAATACATAGAGCAAGTACGCTCTGCAGTGTGGGCTTGGCATCCTTCTTGTTGCGATAATCCTGAATCATTCGTGAACTGATGCCGGTGCGTTCTTCCATCTTTTCATTGGTATATCCACGACGTTTTACATGATAATCAAGGGTGCCGCAGAATGAGGACGGCACTTCAGCAAGAATATCTGATACCCGTTTTGCTTCGGCTGCGATAGTGATCATTTCACGGGCACGTTTCTGTACATCTTCATTCTTGCCTTCCTTTGGATTGAAGCTGGCTTCAACAAAACTCTTTGAATCGGCATCTCTACAAAGGAAGCATATGCGGTAGAAGGAGTCATCGTATTGGGTGCTGACCCGTGTAGTGCGATTGAATACCAGACAGCACTCATCGACATGCTCTAAGGCATATTCGGTAAGGGTTGGTTCAGAATCCTCTACAATGCTTACATATTGAGGATCATTAATGACGAGCAGACCGCCAGCGTGAATAAAACGCCTCGCCGCAATATCCTCAGATAAATCCGGGTTAAGCAGGGACTGAATTATGACATTGTTGCGGTCGATGACAAAGGTTTGGCCTTTTTTTAAACTACCTTTTTTGAAGGAGAATGGCGGGTAGTTCTTACCATCGACAAAGTTGAAAACACCGGCGGCTTGCTCAAAACCGAGCTCAACAGCACGGATCTTTGCGGCTATCGTTGAGACCTTGAAAAAATCAGCGAACTCACTGATGGCAAGCTCCATGACGTACCCTTCACGGAGACAACCACGGTATGCCCTGTGAAGTCTGTTTAGGATTTCGGAGAGTTTTGTCTTACCGGTTTTTGCAGGGATTAGAATTTTGGGAGCCAGCGCATTGGCTTGCCACTCCATCCAAGACAGCTCATCTTCGAGCTTGTTGGACTTCTTCTTATAATCCTCAACAACGGCGCAGGAGATTGCTTGGATATCAGGGTTCAAGAGTTTCTGAAGCTCGAAGAACTTATAATGCTTGTCCCAATGGACACACTCGTGGATGACGGTATTATTTGTCGAACCGATATTTCGCATAAAAACGACATCGGGGTTAACAAGTATGGTTCCGGGGCATATAGTCTGCTCTGCTGTTTCCGTGCATGCTTTATTTGTAAAAACCTCGACATTAGCGTCATTGAAATATGTACGCCCAAAGATACCGTCTGGTAGTGGAGCATGATAAACCGTCAGACCCATATTTTCAACAATCTCCTTGATGGGGAGCGGTATGGGCTCATCTAACGCACGGGGACAGTATTTTTCGAGAAATCTCTCCGCATGCTTATCGAGATCTTTTGCGTAGATGTACGGGACCAAGTATTTAGTGAGCGCATCTTCTGCTCGAAACAGTTCTCTTGAATATTCTGATGCATATCCAATGCTGACCTGTTGGAGCCCATTTCTCAAAGTTGCTGCAAAAGGTATTGAGATCCAGCATTCAGTAGAATCGCTTTCATAGTCACGTCGGCCACGGCCAGAGATTTCGATTTCCGCGCGAACTGTAACTTTGCATTCAAGCCTGTCGGTATCTGACTCATGGAAAATGACTCCCATGATTTTGAAATCACTCAATTCCACATAGGAAGGGTCAGGAACAACAGAAGTTGATAGGTCCAAGCGACTTTTGTTGTTAAAGAGGTATGATTTAATTTTGCTAAAAATCTGGTTATAGTACACGTCCTCAAGATAGGCCGCAAATGTATCATACTTCTTGGACAAGACACACCCTCCTAACCGAAATGGTTTGAACTAAAATATTATACCACATCTACGATGGAATATCAACCATAAACAGTGTAAATTCGAGCGTTTTCAGAGATTACTCTTGTGTTTTGTACACTTTCGTGATATAATATCTAAGTCGAGCTCTGAAACAGGCTTTTTTGGATTTAAGGAAGGGAGATCCCGATGGAAGTAAGTTACAAAAAACTATGGAAGCTGCTAATCGATAAAGATATGAAAAAGAAGGATTTACTTGCTACGGCTGGCATCAGCTGGGCCTCCGTTACGAAACTGTCCAAGGGAGAAACCGTGAGCATGGAAGTCTTAATGAAAATCTGCAAAGCATTGGACTGCAACATCGGAGATATTATGGACCTAATTCCGGAGGAGGAAACAAGTAGTGAGCAGCAGTGACGAAATAATCGGCCATGCGAATCCGCACACCGTAAAGAAATTTGATCTTATTGAGAAGTATGTCGAAGCATGGGCTCATATACTTCTTTTAAATCAATACTGCACAGGGCTTGTTTTTATCGATTGCATGTCTAACAGCGGAGAGTACGTAGACGACGATGGCAAGCAGGTGTTCGGTACGCCAGTCCGTGTGGCAAAATATCTCCGTCAGATTGCCGGACAGTATTTTGGCAAACAAATTGATTTATATTTTAGCGATTTGTCGGCAGCAAAGACGGCGCATCTTGAGAGCCTCATGCCCGGTGAAACCAGAAATTTTCGTTACCACATTACAACTGAAGATGGTAACGAGCTTGCAAAACGGATAGGCAACTCTATGATAAACGGCAGACATTATCTGCTTGTTTACGATCCGTTCCAAGCGACCATTGATTGGAACGCACTATTTCCGTATATCAACAATTGGTGTGAAATAATCATTAACCACATGGTTTCGGATTCCATGAGAGCTGTCAAAATGGTAAAAAAAGATGCTGCACGAAACAAGTATGAGCAGACCTACTTGACAGAATTGGAGAACCTCATCCCCTATGGTAGTGATAAAACGGCTTATGAAAAACGTATTGAGGAGATAATCAAAGCACTTCGTCGGAAGACTTCCCGGCAATACTACATAGCTGCTTTTCCGTTTTTTAATGAAAAAAACGCAATCGTATACGATTTAATCCATTGCACAAGTAATCTGAAGGGATTCCAGCTGTATAAGAAATGTGCGTGGCAGACATTCGGCGGCAAATCTTCCACGAAAAATACGCATGGCTTAGAAAACCAGCTTATGCTTGACTTTGAGAGCAAAGGCGTAGTGAAGACGCACACCGACGAGTTTTGCTTTTACATTAAAGATATTGCTGAGTATCTACAGAAGTCATTTAATGGGCAGTCCGATGTTCCTATGAGCGATGTATGGGCATTACTGGATAACCATCCAATTTTCCCTTCCGATGGATTCAGGTCTCAGATAAAAAATGAACTGAAACAAAATCACGGTGCCAGCGTAAGTAGGAGCACCATAAGTTTTGTCGATAGGAGCTGATCCAATGAAAAAGGTAAAAGGTTACATCGAAAGAAAAACCATGCTCTACAAAACCGGTGTAGAGTATGGCGACTATACGATGAATCATATTCAGGGCTGTGCTCATGGCTGTAAGTATCCCTGCTACGCTTTTATGATGAAGAAGCGTTTCGGACAAATAAAAACCTATGAGGAATGGCTGGAGCCCTATTTGGTATCAAACACACTGGAACTGCTGGATAAGGAAATTCCTCGGCTGAAGGATAAAATCCAATCTGTGCAGTTGTGCTTTTCAACGGACCCGTTTATGTATCAGTATCCCGAAATACAGAAGATGAGCTTAGCGTCGATCAAGAAGCTCAATGAATCCGGGATAAAGTGTTCTGTTCTAACAAAGGGTGTTTTGCCGTTTGAACTGGAGGGGTTTTCAAAAGAAAACGAGTATGGTATCACGCTGATTACCACAAATGAAGCGTTCAGAAAACATATGGAACCGGGAGCTGCACCTTGGAAAAAGCGGCTTACAGCACTAAGAGCGTTACATAACGCCGGGTGTAAAACATGGGTAAGTATTGAGCCGTTCCCGACACCTAACATTGTCAGACAAGACTTACAGGTGTTGCTGGAGGAAGTGAGCTTCGTTGACCGGATCATATTCGGTCGGATGAATTACAGCACCGAAGTTACTGCTTATACACAACACAAGCAGTTCTTCAATGACAGGGCCGCAGAGGTAATAGCATTCTGTAATGAGCATGGTATCAGTTACCACATCAAAGATGGAACGATAACTGAATAA